TATAGATATCACCGTTGCTGTCGATGGCCACACTGCTGTCGTCAGCACTGTCTGTGAGTCTCTGCCATGTGATGGTTCCCAATGGATCAAGTTTTGTGATTACAGTGTCGCCGTTGCCTTGATTTTCAAATGTCACAGCAACCACATTGCCGCTCACTGCCACACCCTTGGCATAGCAGTCATTGGTGTTGTTGTTGAGCGCTCGTGTCCATTGATGTGTGCCTGCTGAGTTAAACTTGCTGACAACTGCACACCAAATGTCATTTAGAACAGGGCCGGCGGCTCCATCTCTGCTGATCATTTCACCAGCTGCATAGATGTTGTCGTTGGCGTCCACAGCCACACTCAAGTAGCGCTCGTTATCAAGCTCACCACCAGCACTCAGCACCTTGTTCCAACCAGCCGTCCATACAAATGCCTCGCCTCCCAGATCGTAACCAACACTCCAGGTGCCTTCACCACCAAAATCAACTGCTTGATCAACAGTGAGCTTTCTCTTGGCTGTTTGTACAGTGCCTGAAAACAGCAATCCACTTATTTCTCCGCTGCCTCCCACACTGGTAACTGTCACAGTCATGTCATTGGCTGGTGAGCTGCCTCCCAGTGAGGTACCCAACACAGTGATGATGTCTCCTTGCACATAATTGCTGCCAGTGTTGAAGTTGGCAATGCTACCGCCTGCATAGTCTGTGTCATAGCTAAAATCCACCTGAAAGCCTGCGCCCACTTGAGTGTTGATTCCGCTTACTCCGTTGTAGGTGGCAGGTGAACCACCTGCTGCTGTACCGCTCACAGCTATGCTGAGCACTCCTGTGCCATCAACACTTTGCACAGTCACTGTGCAATCATTTGTGGGAGTGGCGCCTCCCAAGCTGGTGCCTGACACAAGAATCTTGTGCCCCACTAGATAATCAACCCCTGCTGCGGCCACACCGCCAGCGCCGTAAGTTCCGTCGCCATTGTCTATGATGTTGAATTGTGCTCCACTGCCTTGTCGTGTGGCCCCAGTAATGGCATCATATTTGTTCACATCCGTGATGCTGGCTCTGCCTGTGACTCCTGTGCCAGTAACTGTCCAGGTATTTTGCACTGGGTAGACAGGGCTACCAGCTTCAATCTCAGCGTTGCTGACAATCAATATGTTGGTTGTACTGCCGCTTTGTGGAGTCACTGCTAGGCTGAAGTATTCATCATACTTGCGACCCACAACCACCACTGTGCCATCACTCAAGAAATCAAAGTCATAGGCATTTACTGTGTTGTTTTCGTTTTGATCCCTAAATCCAGTGCTGGTAACAACTTGTGCTGTGTCCGGGTCAATCTCCACCAACAGTGCACCTGTTTCGCTGCCAAAGTATTCACACAGCACCATGATGTTGCGTGTACTGGGCAAAATCTTCACTGCATTGCACCTGGTGTTGTTGGCATAGTCAAGGTCATATAGTGTGACACTCCACAAGATAGCTCCCTGACTATTGTAGCAAACCACAATGCCTTGACTGTTGTTGTCATCTTGTCCCACTGCATATACATTGCCAGTTTCAGGATCCACACAGTTGGCTCGAAGCCAGATGTCATCATTGTTGTTGTTGGCAGGACCAAATATGCTGAACCAACCAATCTGTGTTTGCACCAAGCGTAGATCGCCATCGTTTGGCACAGTGACTGTGCCATCATTACCAAACACATAATCATAGCTGGCACTCTTGGCCACCTGTTGTGCCAGTTCTCCTGTTTCAAGAGATTTGGTTGTGGTTGTGACTACAATGCTGTTGGTGATATCAATAAACGTGAATGCAGCAGTGGTAAATTCTGGTACAGTGACAAATCTGCCAGGTATTCTGCTCTCTTTCACAGAGAACAGTTCGTTCCCACTGCCCAATGTGAGAGTTCTACCATCTTGGTCAATTTGAAAGGTAATGCTTTCGAAATATTGGTTGCCTGGTATGTTGTCATCGGTATCAAGTTGTTTGGCAGTGACCTGCACTGCCAGCTTGCCATTGTTGTTGATACTGAGGAATCGGCCTCTGTTTTTGTTGTATGCATCGATACCAGGCGGTCCGTCCTCGTCCCTGCTGGGAATAAAATAGTAACCTTGAGCATCAATTTGACGCTGCCACAATGGTGTGCCACCTGGATTAAATTTGACCACAGCCAAAACATTCTTGCTGTTGAAAAAGTTGTCTATATCGCGCACAGGGTTATCTTGTGTGACCGTGAGAGCACTCAAATAGATGTTGCCTAGATTGTCGCAGTCTACACCTGTGCCCACACTAGCACAAGGTCCTGGACCGATTCTGCGCACCCACACAGATTCTCCTGTATTGTCTATCTTGATCAAATGACTGATGCTCACAGTTAGATCTTCCTCTTCATGCATGATGGTCTGCTGACTGTTGAAGCTCATGATTATGTTGCCCTGGGTGTCAACAGCCACATCTGCCCCAGAATAAGATATATCATCTTCTGGATCAAACAATATTTTGGTCCACACATGGCTGCCGTCACCCAGAATCCTGGTCACAAAGGCTGCATTGGGCAGATCATAGGGCGGCACGTCGCTCACCATCGCCCCACCCACCACAGCCATACTGCCATCTGGAGCCACATCCATACCAAACAGTGTGGTGGGAACATCCAGATTAAACTTTTGTGCCCACACCAATGATCCATCAGAGATGCTGATCTTCATGATCAAAGCCTCTCTGTCATCAAATGGTTCTTCCTCTGTGTTGAGAATGTATTCTCCTGCCACATAGATGTGTGTGCTGTCGCACATGACGCTGCCCAGCTCTTGAAAACTCTGGCTGGGATCTTCTTCTGCTACCTGATAATCGCGCTGCCAGAGAATATTACCACTAGCATCCAGTTTGAGTAAAACAATGCTGTCAGGATCGTCTCCGTTGTCCACACTGGTGGCCACTACAATGTTGCCGGTGCTGTCAATGCACAAGTCATGCACCATATCTACATCCACATCTTCCACCAACTGCTGTTGCCACAAGAGATCGAAGCTGCTGCCGAATTTGCTGATGATGAGAATGTCCTGGTAGTCATCAGTGGTGGGATTGTACACCTCACTCACATGCAGTGTGACCATGTTGTTGGCGCTGTCGTAGGCCACAGCACTGCTTTCTACGCCATTGTCCTGGTTAGCTGCTCTGTTGACTATTGCAAAATAGTCAGCGTTGCCCACATTGATGGTCACCCCGTCGGTGGCACCAATGGTGCGGTTCTCTATTTGAATGCTGCCAGGGGTGTTGCTGATTTTCATACCATCTTGAGTTTGAAACTGTTTGAGTGCCATGCTTGGTTCCTTAGGATTCTATTTCTATACCAATTGAATTGACAGTTATTGAGTTGATGAGACTTGTGGGTTGAGCGGTTATTTCCAGCACTCCTCCAGTGACTTGTGCATCAAATGTCACCAAGGGGTTCACACTGGTGTAGGTCACACCATACACAGATGCCTCACCCAATCCAGAGCGAAGATTAACCAAGGCCATGATTTCAGCACTGTGGGTGTCGGGAAAGTCTACTACGCCAGTTTCGTATCCCACAGCTTGTAAAGTGACTTTGAGTGTTCGCACTTGGCTGCTGCTGGCTGTGTAAATAATTGTGGCTACACCTGGTGCACACACTGTGGTGGCCCCATTTGTTCCCCCAGATCCCCCAATGGAGATGCCGCCAGGTGTTTCATCATTTCCAAATCGTAGTGTTTGTGTGCCTTCCTGGAACCATACTTCACCAATTCCTCCAGTGTATTCATCTGCATCTTGTTGAATTTCTTTGGTGATTAATTTTCTAGTTCCGGATCTCATGTGATTCCTTATGGCAATACCGTATTTATGTAGTACCATTTCATCTAGGTAGGATGTCACAGTTCTCCCCGACATGGGGAGAATGATTCATCTGAGGCCATCAGTCACTATTCCAATCCTATCAGCAGGCGGGACACCTATGTTCCTGCATGGGATTCCTCACTCAACGCCCTGAATGCGTTTGTCCGGTTATTGCATTTTGTATGCAAAGCCCAGTGATTGGTGGGAATAGTGCATTCAATCACTGGTTAGAGATTTTCACTCTAATCCTTTGTGCTCAATTTTGTGACACAGGTGTTCATGAGCATGGAACCTGTATGCGTGATTGCCTGTCCTGTTCGACCGGATGCACGGGTGGATGCCACACCACCATATGAGAGTCACTATGCTATATGATAAATTACCCACACAGTCACAGTCAATGAACCAGCAGAGATATCCTAAACAACCTAAATATTGCAAAATATAACCCAAGGTGCTCAAATGAGTTTTGATTTTGATTTTACCCCTGAAAAATTGGCACATTGCATCAACAACAGCCACATCAACGAGTGGTATGAGCATATAGTTGCTGTGTTGCCTGACTATGAAATCAACACTGTGAATCGTGTTGCATGCTGGCTGGCTCAGATGGGTCATGAAAGTGGAGATTTCAAATTCACCAGTGAAAATCTCAACTACAGTGCCAAAGGACTGCGCGGAGTGTTTGGAAAATATTTTCCCACAGATGAATTGGCTATGCAATATCAACGTCAACCAGAAAAAATTGCCAACAGAGTTTATGCAAACAGAATGGGCAATGGTGCTGAATCCAGTGGGGATGGCTGGAAATTCCGTGGACGTGGCATAATTCAGATTACAGGCAAGAGCAACTATACCACTTGCAGTGAAACACTGTATGGAGATCCCAACATACTGTTGGACAATCCAGATATTCTTTGTGAAATGGATGGTGCAGTTCGCAGCGCCTGCTGGTTCTGGAACAGTCGTCATCTCAATGATTGGGCTGATTCACTGGATAATCTCACTGTCACCAAGAAGATTAATGGTGGAACTCACGGGTTGGCTGATCGAGACCAACGTCTACAGAAAAATCTAACAATCTTACAGGGATAACAGCATGTTTAGTGGCATCATGAGCAAGGTTGTGTTGATTCAATTTGCGGTGATAGTGTGTATGGTGGGTCTTGGCTATATGTATTATACCCACAGCCAAGACACCATCCAAAAACTCAACCAAAACAACGCCAAATTGGAAACCGCTATACAAATGCAGGAACAGACTATTGCTGCACAAAAAGATGCTGTACAAAAGCAAAATGCAGCCATGTTTGTTCTGCAACAACGCCTGAGTGATGCAGAAATCAAAAGAAAAGATCTGGAGGCCAGATTGCGTCGTGCTGATCTGCAGGCCATGGCTAGAAACAATGCTGCTGATCTAGAAGCTAGAATCAATAGAGCAACTGTGCAGGCATTCAGAGACATTGAAACAGTGACTGCTCCCAAAGATAGGCTTGCTCCACCAGCTGCTCCTGAAACCAGTGTGGACGTAAGCAGTGTCAACAAACCTGCACTGGTTGCCAACATTGTTGCCAACAGTAACCGTATTGCCAACCCCGCCAGCAAATCCACTGCATCCGCCACAACCAATCCCAGCAATAGTCCACATCCACCGCCCAGACCCCCGCAAAGAGCAGGAGCCCCACAATGAGAATTTTCACAACTCTAGCGTGTTGTTTGTTTTTGGTTGCCTGTGGGCAAGTGTCAGGTATTAGTGTCACCACCCGCCCTTTGGATATAGATATTGCTCGCACAGCAGACCCCACTGGTGTTACCATGTTGCCTGTGCAATTCAAAGTCATCAACAAAGACAATCTGGAGAACTTTCTTTCAGATTTGCGCACCAATCAGGGTGGCAACAATCCAGTTTTCTTTTCCATTACCACCAGGGATTATGAAAACATGGCACTCAATTTGGCTGACATGCGCAGATACATTGAGCAACAGCAGAGTATTATCATTTACTATAGGAGTCTCACCAGCAAACACAACGAGCAATTGTCAGGCGCACACAACGCCAATAAGTAATTGGGTTATCAGACTCATGGTTGGTTTTAAATATGTGGATATAATCAAGGATGAATACCCATGCCAGCAAATGATCTCGATAATGAAGATGATCCTCCCATGCACCCCAAGGCAGACATGGTCCTTGCGACACCAGTTGTTTCTCCTCCCAAATTGCCTCCAGCCAAGCCACCTGTGAACAATGTGGTTACTCCCAGTGCGCCTGAGCCCAACACACCTCCACCATCACAAGTTTTCCAACAGATGATGATGAATCAAGCAGCCAATCCTCAACAAGAAGACCATTGGGTCAAAAGTTACTGGAGGCCCGCTGCTGCATGGTTGTACATGTTGATATGTCTTGTGGATTTTGTAATATTTCCTGCACTGACCATGGTATTGCCTGCTATTCTCAAGGGGTTTGGAGTGGCTATTGCATATATCCCCTGGCAGAGTCTCAGTTTACAGAATGGTGGACTTATCCATTTAAGCTTTGCGGCCATCCTGGGTGTGGCAGCCTGGACCAGAGGCAATGAAAAAATAGCCAAGGTAAACTATCCCAGGCCCATGGTGGATAAAAGACAGTAAATTCAAAGGTCACAAATTTTGGATCAAAGATGGGGAGATTAAACGCTCTCCAGAGTATCCTGAAGAAGGATGGCTGTCAGGATCTACAAGTAAGGGAAGGCGTGGCTGGATCAAAGATGGACAAGTGAAATACTCCCTTGAATGCCCTGGGCTAGGATGGGTAAGGAAGGAGTGGCACACCTACTAACAACTTGAGATAGATTAAAAACTATAAACAAAAATTTAGCTTTGTGTCCCCATTGGCAGCATGGGAGAGAGGATAACTCTCCCCACTGTTGGTTAAAATGTTCTTTTGATAGAATCTGCAATACCATGCTCTACTGCCTCTTCAGCACTTAACCACACGTCTTGCGCAGGAAGTAAAAGCTCTTTAATTTTACTTTCACTTAAACCCGTGCAATGTTTGTACAATCCCATCATCCGTTGACTAGTAAGTTCGAACTCCTTAACACGTGACAGTAGTTCGTGCTCCTTCCCATATGATCCCCAGCTATACTGATGGGAAAGTATGCTAGTCATGGGGGTGATCACTCTAAAACCTTTATGACCTGCGATAAAAGTCAACAGCCCACATGATGAGATCTGCCCCAGTCCCAGAGTATGGATGGGAACAGCACTGCCCTTGATGATGTCAATAAGAGCAAATGCACTATTTAAATCACCCCCAGGGCTATTGATTATGAGAGTTAAATGATCAGGTCTTTTGTCAGCTGGCAGCAGGTTGTTTTGGAGGATCCATTCCACAACAGGCTTGACTGACTTGCTGGTGAAATCATCAAAAAACACATAAACATTTTGAGATTCCAGGCTGGGCAAAGCAGGTGCACTCTTGCTATCACTACGTGAATTATTGGTCATAAAAAATTCCTGTAAGGTGTTTATCGGGTTTAGTATAACCATCAACTGTATTATATGTCTAGATGTTCAGCTGCCTATGCCCAGCACAAAACAACCAGGAGTAGCTTCACGGAAGCCTTCCAGGAACAGATCTTCCATGTCATGCCCCCAAATGCCATGAGGGCCTTGGCTCACACTACGGTTGAGCATACCAGGAATATGGCCAGGATCGCCCACAGCCTGCTCTTCCTCAGCATAGATTTTCGCATATCCTTCATACACCGCCTGGAAAAAGACATAGCAGGTGAACCCACCCTCATGAAAAAACTCACGAGTCACGGGCTGGCTGAGAGGATAGTCAAAGGTGATGCTGATGCGTTCCAGCTCAGTTATCAGCCTATTGCCTCCCACAATATCCTCAGGCTTGACATCAGGAAAGTCGCACACACGAGGGCAAGCTTCATAACCATCAGCCTCGCGAATATCAAAGCTCTGGATGGGATTCATGATTGTGGGTATCCTTGTTTGCGATCATACGATTGCGAATAAGATCTACACTATCCAGCCAAATCTGGGCGATGAGTGGATAGCGATCTATCAGCTTGAGAGCCATTTCCTCAGCATGAGCCAGCTTGCGCTGATCGTTCCAGTCAGCCACGATCCTGGCGCCCCTTGCGGGTATAGATCTTGCGATTACGCACCACACGCGGCTTGAAGCGGTTGTCCTGGAACAGTTCCAGGGCGCGGCGGGCGCGCACAGGCGGGGCCACAGCCACAATCTTCTCAATCTTGCTCATGGTGTTACTCCTGTTTGCCATGCCATACTTATAGCACAAGCTGAAGAAATGTCAACCACTTTTTCACATGCAACTGTTGCGCACTCGTTGATTCATGGCATTCAGCCTCACAAGTGCAATTCGCAGCCACCAAAACCAACCAGTTGCACGCTGACGGCAAACACAGGGCTTGCCATGGTCATACAAACAGGCCCGAATTGTGGCGGCATGGCGCACACACTGTTCACCCGCAGCCAACTCTTCTATGCGATCACCCAGCTTCTTGCTCATGATATCTCTCAATAATAATGGCGGCGAGTGTCATCGCAGTTGAGGAAGCGCAGCTCATAGGGCAACATGCTGCCATCATCACCCATCCGGATGGCTGGCAGATGACCCTTGGGCACTTCATACGCATGAAGGTGCCTGTATCCCTTGTAGCAACCAGCTTGATGCAGCATATTTTCCAAAACCACGATCATACCCTTGCGGGTGTCAGCACTGGTGGTGCTCTCTGCCAACGCCTTGTTGATGCTGGCAACCATGGTGGCTATTTCAAAAGTTTTGCGGGCCATGTTCACGCTCCTTGTTCAACAACGCCAATATAGCATGGCAGGGCAGAGTTGTCAACCAAAATCTTCCACAACATCAAGATTGAGGATCTTGGCATTCCTTGAGAAGGGAGTTCACCAGATCCTGCGCACTGGCAAATGCCAAGGTCTCAGATATGGTGCCATGGCACGTGGCATACATGATGGGCGCTTCCACCCGATCGAACCGCCATGCGGCATTCTCCCCGCGCAACCAATGGAACACACCCTCGGCAAACTGTGCCTGCATGCGCTCGCGGGCATGGATCTCGGATTGTGTCCAATGGACGAGACCATTGATGTTGTATAGCGGCTTCATCTGTCATTCCTCGATTGATCCAGCATTAAAGCATTGATTTGCTTTGGTGTCAATTTTACTTACCACGCTCTCAATATTTTTGATATTGGTGAGCACTTCGTTTCGCAGAGAGAACAACTCTGCTCTTATGTTCTTGTCCATACTACCTCCTCCACATCAACAAGAACTGCTCTTGCTGAATCCTCTGGACTGATGTATGTGGCAAGATAATTTTTCTCTAAATATCACACCAACATTTGATACCAGGAGGTGCAGGATGCTTTATTATGTGATCAGAATCCTCACTCCTGATCAACAGCAGGAAACCAAGGTGTTGATATTGAACAGCCACAAAAATCTCATGGATCAGGTGATAGCAAGATTGGGCAACAATTTCACCATCATCAGCATCCAAGTGTTGGGTATAGATTGGCCATGAGAAAAGGGTGGTGAATTATTCACCACCCTTGACTGTGTGGGCTGGGAGTCTTACTGGAAGTCCCGGAACACCCTGTTGCTGATGGCCTGGTAAAAACCACCCAGACGGTTGTAGATTTCCTCGCAAGCCCGGCGAACAGGATAGTTGATCACAGTCCACAGCATGCTGGCCGGCCACAGTGCCATCCAACCGATCACTCGGCTCTTGTGGTCGCTCACCTCAGGTGGAAAGTTGCCCCTAATACCAGAATTCCTCAAAAGCCGCGTCACATCCTGGTTCGCCCACTCTGGGTGTTCCTTGCGGATTGCCTCCATGCAGCGCCTAATCTTGAGCAGATAGCTATACCACTTGACCAGGCTCCATGCTGCACCTGCTGCAAAATAACCAGCCAACACCAGCACTGTGTCCCAGGGGTGCGCCATGATCCAGGTGATGGGATTGACGCCACCAAACACTGCCAGTACAGCCATGGTCACCACGGCTAGGATGGTTGCCCAACCTGGAGCATCATTGTCCAGCAGTTCGCTCATGAGCACACTGCTCCCCACCAACAGCAGCCAGAATCCCCAGGCACCAAAGGCCAAAAATTCCAATACAAACATTGTTATCTCTTTCTTTTGTTGATTGTTTACAAAAAAGGGCGGGTCTTGTGAGCCCGCCCTGTTGTATGGTCAGCTACAATTTTTAGTTGATGTAGCTGTCCAGGTAACCTGTGATGTAACCCTGACGATAGCTCTTGCCACCCTCAGCAGCAGCCTCTACATCAAAAGGCCGGCCCAGGCGAGTGTCCTCAGCAGCATCACCCATGCCATCATCATAACCATTGTCATAACCATGGCGGCTGGTGAAAGCTGGCAGTGGGGCAGTCAGCACCTTGTGGATGGCTTCGCGCTCAAACTCAGTGTCCCAATCGAATTCATCCACATTGCTGTCGCTGTAGTCCTGGGACTGAACCTGCGGACCATAGCCATTGCACTTGTCGTAACCCTCAAAGTATACACGAGCATATTCCACAGCATCACGCATGTTGTTGCCAGTGTAGCGGCGCAGGTTGACATCATCCTTGTTCCAGGCGTCATCAAAGCCATCCACACGTGCCTGTTGCACAGTGCGATCTTCACCAGCCATGTTGCCACAACGGTTGATCAGCTCACGCACCATGTTGGCTCGATCCTCGGTGCCAAAGTTCACGCCCAGTACCAGGGTCTTGGTGGCTTCTGTGAGGAACTGGCGGCCCTTGAGGGGTTCTCCCTTGGCAGACACCACAGGAGTGTGTAAGGCCTCCTTGCGCTCACCATCCTCGTGTTCACCAATCACCTCATAGGTCCAAGCACGGCCCTTGGCATGATCATAATCGCTGGGGATGCTCACCACATCTGCAGGATTGACCTTGACAATTACCACGCGACCCTGACCACCATAATAGTAGGGCAGGTAGCTGAGGCTGCAGAAGTGCAGGCCCTGGCTGCAGGTGCGATTACGGTTGTCATCCACCTTGTTGCGAGGCATGCTGGGCTTGTCGCCCACACGGTTGAGTGTCTTGCCATCATCGTAGAAGCTGCCATAGTCATCACGCACCCGCTTGTAGGCCAGGAAATAGCCATCCTCAGTGATGGGCAGGCTGGTGCCTTCCAGCCAGTCATAGAGTTCATCCACAGCAGTCTTGCTGGGATTGGCCATGAGGTTGGCCAGGAACAGGGTAATCGGCTCTGCGTCAAAGCCTTCTGCAACCATGTCCAGGATGCGGCGGGTGACACCATTGCGCAGGATTTCGCCCTGGTAGTAGACTTCACCATCACGAACCTCGATGTTGCCATCACCAAAGCTTTCCACCGCCTTGGCAGGGTTGAGAAGATTGGGAACGCTATCCCAATCCTTGTTGCGAATTGCTTCGCGTAGGCCAGCATAGTTGACCATGCCTTCACGAACGGTGTGAGTCACACCATTGTACATCACAGTCACGCTATCCTTGGTTACGATATAAGGGATAGTCATTTGCCAATTTCTCCTATGTTTTTGGCTGATAACAATAATATAGCTTAATTGCCTACTGTGTCAACAAGATTCACGTAGTCCTTGAGCAAATTCCAGTGTTGGCCACAACTGGTATCTCGCACAAACTTCACCATCAGGGGGTAGGCGTTCACAGCATCATGGTAGAGCTTGATGAGATCCACACACTGATGGGTGACCTTGTCATCCAAGCTGATGCCAAACACATGAGCCAGTTGTCGCAGATCACGCAGGTTGATCTTGCTGTTGACCGTGCTGGCTGTGTGCCAGGCCCTGGCAAACTCACCCATGGCATTGGGCATGGTGCCAAACAGCCTGAACCAATGGTCTGCCTGGGTAAGAACAATGCTGCCAATGTGGTCACTCTGCTCACGAGCATGCACCATTGCAGCAACATTGGTGTTGGCAATCAGCTCAACAACCTTTTCACGCACATGATGGTAGATGTTCTTCCAGTTGGTTTCCTCCTTGACCAGCCTGCTGTTGGTCTTGTTGATGCCCCACACCCTGTCATCCTTGTTGATGATGCCCAGGCTCTTGGCACAGTCGATCACAGTGCTGAGGTTGTAGTTCTGGTCTTCACCAGCTGCTGGGCCCACAATGGCCTCTAGACCACTGAGAGTGCAATAATAGCCTCCCTGGTTGGTGGTGAGTTCTGTTTCAGAGCTCCAGTTGTCGCTCTTGCGAGGACGCCAGCTGCTGGCCTTGCCAGTCCACACCATGCCCTTGAATTTCATGGCCTTCTTGGGCGGCTTGGGCAGGCTGCTGGCCAGGATGGTGGGGGGATTGCCCAGATAATCCAGGAGTTTCTTCACCTGCTTGCACTTGGTGGCATCCCAGCCAAACGCACCCTCAATCACCAGGACAGTGTTGCTGCGATTATAGCTGTCCTTGTCATAAGAGGCCTGCTTGCCACGAGCCACAGCATCGCTGGTATCCTTGAGGATAAAAGTCACCTTGTTGCTGGCTGACACCCTGGCAACACTCCGTGCCTTGCTCCACTCGCTCACGTTGTAGACATTGGGAGCAGGATCTGTCTGAGGCTGGCCAACCCACATACCCAGATTGTTCTGCACACGGGGTGTGGGCACAAACGGCTGGTTCAAGTAAACACTGGTGTCATCACTGATGGCTTTGCCCTGGAACTCAGGAACAAAACCACTCTTGATGAGAGCATTTAGGATACTGCGGATCTCATGATTGTTGTTGATCTCCGCCATGAGGATGCGAGCTTCCCACAGAGTCTTGGCATTGGCAAACTTGGCACTTACAAATGCCTGCAGCTCACGCAGCACCTGATCCAGGCGCTTGTGGATCACATCCACAGTGACTTCATCATAGCTGATGTCTTCACGGCTGGCGCTGACATCCAGCTCGCCAATGCCAAAATCAATCACCAGGCCCCAGTTGAGCAGGGTATGATACTTGCTGTCCAGCACACTGGCCTTGAGCGGATAGGCCACATTGCCCATGAGGGCAAAGGCAGTCTGGTTGCGATAGCCATAACCACCATCATTATTAAGCAGCCGCCAACCCTTGCCCTGCATGTCTGTATTGATGCGGATCTCAGGCATACGGAAACGGCTGTTGCCGCTCACCACTGGCTTGTGAACAAACCACTTGAGCACCAGCTCTGCCTTTTCACGGAACAGGTCAAAATCAGTGCTCTTGACAGGCATGCGAACGCAAACGCCATTGGGCTGATCAGTGAGACTTTCACCCATGGGCACAGCACTGGGTTCGCCTGCCTCGTTGATGAACATGGCATAGCTCACGGAACGGCCATTGTGGATGGCTGTGACGTCAAATGTGTTGGTGTAGCTGAAGGGGCTCTTGCTGCCCAAGCCCAGGCCACCAATCAGCTCATTTGTGTGAGTCTTGGTGCTGAGGAAATAGGTGGTGTAGATGCTCATCACCTGTTCGTGACTGAGACCCAAACCATAATCTGTGACACTGAAGTAGGGTTCCATGTTGTTGGGCAGATGCACATCAAAAGGCACATCCACCTTGCCAGCAGCCACATGGCTGTCCAGAGCATTGCAGCACAGCTCACGGATCACAGCCTTGATCTTGTCAGGATAGAGGTTGCTGCTGAGAATCTGGAAGGCACGAGCATTGGCCTGAATAGTGAAGCGACGTTCCTCGCCCACATTGCCACGCTCAATTTCTTCCACTGCCTGGTTGATCTTCATGTTTTACATGTTCCTGTAGGGTTGTGAATCACAATATACAGTCAACGGACTTTATGTCAATTGGCTTGTTAAATTCCCAGAGCTTCACGCTCTTCCTGAGTCAGCTTGGTCAGCGCACTCTTGCGCAGCATTTCCCTGCGGTGGATTTCATCCTGTTGGAATTGAACATTGTCCAACAGGCTGGTGACACTATATGCCCACGAGGGGTACATTGCTCTGCATTACCCACCTTGACAACACAGCAGTCCTCTTGGTCGCCCATGAAGCTCACATGCACCCACGGTTCATGTTCCTGGGAGTCAACTGTGACTTGCACACCCAATTTTCTGGCGCGAGCCATGTCCTGGAGAACCTTCATGGGAAGGGTGCGAGCCCAATCCTCCTGAGATTCACGAGCTTCACGAGATTGACGGGCGCGGCGCTGAGTAGCAGTTTCACGGGGCATATCTCATGTCCTCTCTATGTATGTGGCCATTATAGCATGAATAGCCACTTTGTCAACCAAAAAGTTTGGTGATGAATTCCTCAATGTTTTCAGTGGTGACCGGTTCCCTGTCAAGGCCCGCTAACACCAGCTCAGCCTTGAGCAGATATTCTTTGTGATCGTGGCCGTTCCAGTTGTGGATACCCTTGTTGACATCATAGTACCAACCGCACCCATCGGTATGGTTCCACCTGCACAATTTATCATGCAGCAGGATGGCTAGATTCTTGGCAGGACTGTTGGCAGTGAGCTCCTTGCGAGCTTCTTCCAACTGGGCCTTGCGCGCCTGAATGGTGCGCTCCAGTTTTGCCAGCTCAGCTTCCTCGGCACTCAGACCCAAGAGACTTTCAGGCACAGGTTTGTTGAGATTCATAACGCCATCTCCTTGCTTTATGATGCCATAATAGCATATTAGACTAGTTTGTCAAGCCTTTTTAGGCCACAATGGCGAAGAAAAAGGTGTCCTCAGTGTCTGCATGGCTGCGCACCATGCTGGCATCTCCACCCAGGTCCTGCACCAGTTCCACCATGACTTGCTGGTCATACATCTGAGTGATGAACCATCGTCCAGCCTCAATCTCTGCCTTGGTGAACAGCTGGTTGAAGCTGTACATGTCACTGTTGGAAAGGCGGCTCATGCTGGCAAAAACTTGCATCACACTATCCTTTGCTATTGATACCATGATAGCATGATTGACCACATTGTCAACCACAAAATATCAGGGTGTCTCCACCTTATTGAGCAGAATTGCCAGCACAATTCATCAAATTGTCAAGGTAAATTATTGTTGCACATATATTTTTCCACAGCATCCTTGGCCTCTTTCAAGCCACATCCTGTGTGTGTCCTCACTTCTTTAATGGCGTTGATCGTCATACCCTTCTTGATCCAATCAAGGGCAGCAGGAGGAATTTCAATGCCATCCGCCTCCACCCTGGCTACCAGATCATGTGTGAGTTGCTGCATGGTTTTCCTGCTCACAGCATCAAACATCATGAGGTCCTTGCAGTCTCTGGCAAGAGCATAGATCTTGTGAGCACCTGTATCTCCCTGTTGAGCCATTAGAGTGCTGATGTCAATGATTTCCAGCAGCTTTTTCAGCAGCAGTTGTGCTTCATGGTCTTCCAGATTGCCCAAACTGATGTCATTCATGTGTGCATCTCCTGTGGTTGTTCTTGGATAACATAGGTTTGCTTGTGGCCGCGCAAGCTCATCTTGCACACCAATTGCAGTGCCTCAGCATAAACCAATCCCTGTGCCAGGGTAAATTCGTTACCATTGTCGTCAATTCTCACCACAAGATAGCTGTTGTCACACATGTGTTTACCCCAATAGTTCTTTCAAACTCTTTTGTTGACCAGCAATGGCCTCGAGAGTTTTCAAGCCGCGATCTGTGACTCTGATCTGCCAAGCGCCATTGTTTTGCTCTTCAGCAAGCACATGTTTGTTGCCTCTCACATACTTCTTGTCACCCACATTTACCAACTGTTTGCGGATGTTTTCATAACCATCACGTAGTATGTCCTGGCAATCGTCACAGCTGAGATCCACAATTTCATCTTTGACTACCTCTTTGTGTACACTGCTGTGGCTGACTTTGTAGATGGTTTGGGTTTTGTCCTTGATGTGACTTTCATCATAGGGAGTATCCAGGATTTCCTGCTTGCTGGAGGCGCCAATGGTGATTGGGCTGTGAGCTTCCACAGAACGTGTTTTGACTTCACACCCCAGATCAGGAATATCTGCTCCCTTGCCCTGATTCAAGTCATAGCCATTGTCCATGAGCTGTTCTTCAGCCCAGATACCCACTTTGCCTGGATTGATCCTAGTGCTGGGCACAGGAGTTCCTGGTGTAATACCATGTTTGATCTTGGTGAGCTTGACATGTGCGTTCATTTTATGCAACCTTTTCCTTGGCTCTATATACTTTACCGCGCTTTTGTTGTTTGTAGATGTTCATGCTGAGATATTGCCACACAAAGGTGGCTGCTGCCAGTGCTGTGATCTGACTGTGATCATAGGCAGGAGCAACTTCCACCAGGTCCATGCCGCACCAGTTTAGATGTGGCAAATGGTCCAACACACTGCTCACATACAGGCTGCTGAGACCGCCAATTTCTGGTGTGCCAGTGCCTGGAGCAAAGCTGGGATCCAAACAGTCAATGTCAAAGCTGAGGTAGGTGGGCAACTGTTGACCAGTGGCATGCAAAATCATGTCACTGATGGTGATGGGTGTATAGCCTGCTGCCTCTCTGGCTGTGATGGTGGTGCCACCCTGGTTTTTCAGCCAGTATCTCACATCCTGCTGCGCAGGTGATCTAATACCAATACTCACACAATGATTGGCGTCCACCAACCCTTCTTCAATGGCATTTCTCAGCCATGTGCCGTGGCCATATTTCTCACCAAAGTGGTCCTCCCAGGTATCGCAGTGTGCATCAAAATGCACCATGGCCATGGGTCCCACCTGCTTGTGTAGGCTTCTCAAACAGGCCAGTGTGATGCTGTGATCTCCTCCCAGAGTGATCACATGCTTGTGCTGTTGCACAAACTGACTATGATGATTTTGTATGGCAGCAAGAGCCTGGTTGACATTGCCACTCACAATACCCATGTCCCCAGCATCACCCACCATACCATCAAAGCTGGCTGGAAACCACTCATGTTCTCCATCACACAGCATGAGGCTGGCGTCACGAACAGCACCAGGCCCCATCCTGGACCCGCTTCTGAAGGTGGTGGCACCATCTGTGGGTGCCCCCACTATCACATAGTTTTGATCTTTGAATGGTTCTACCCCGCAAAATGTTCTGGGTAGCTGAAAAGGCATGTGCATGGTTATTCCTTCTTGCTGGCCATGTAGTTGTCCAAGAGACCCTGGATGTTGGCAGCACCTGTGGGGTTGGCACTGTGAACATGAAACTGAAAATCATCAGGCATCAGGATGCCATCCAGATCCAGGTTCACCAGCCACTTGGCAAAATCCATGCCAGTGGGCTCTTGGTTGCCCAGGTCATGATCAAAGCTGATTATGTTGGGCCATCCCAGATCAGAGATCACATTCACAGCCTCTTGCATGCTGCGACACACAATCCAATCATCTGGATTGCCCATGTGAACCCCGCTGGGATCACGCACATCATCCAGGAACAGTTTGTAGCTCATGATTGATCTCCCATCATTCTTGTATGATACATGCTATTGAGAGTATGTCAAACTCCCAATATGGCTCTCACAATGAACTCAAATGCTGCGCCCAAAAATGCTGCTGCTGGAATGGTGAGGAACCAGGCCATGTCTTTTTGGTCTCGGAAATACCAGGTCTTGTAAAATCCAGCATTCTCCCAATTGGCCTTGGTACGTTCGGCCCGCCACGTCATGCCAAACCGTCTATGCCATTTTTCACAGCACCAATCAAGGGGACGATCGAGATCGTCCCAGGTTTTTCCATGCAGGGTCACTTGCCAATTCATTTGGGTCATCATAAACTCCGAGAAACTTAGCCTAAACAGCAGTGTAGCTTGGCATCAATCACATGCGTCTACCAACCGAGATCGTCGCCGAGAACAAGATATCGATCTTGGTGAATCTCATAGCGTTTTCGTGGCTAGGATATCATACCATTGCCGCCAGGAACAGCCGCCCGATGCGTAAACAGTTGGATAGCCGAAATGATCGTCGACATTGACCGCGGATGGTAGCATGGACATTGGTTGGTCTTTCTTGCAATTATTTGATCATGTTACGACAATTGGTGAACTACTGTTGGTCTAAAGACACAACAGGCTTCCGCGTGAAGGCTAAAACATGTCATCCCCAGGTCAATTGGAAATAAACCTGTGTTTCTAGATCCCAGGGATACTTGATCTTTTGTGATTCCATCCAAGCAGCAACAGCATCTGTCAAATCCACTCCGCGGACATACCACACCTGCGTGCCGTCCGCATATATCACGGCAGGCCCATCCAATCGATGGCGTTGGCCATCAACATACCACTCCTGCCTGCCATCCGCACGTATCACAGCAGGTCCATCCGATCGATGTAATCGGCCAACTACATACCACTCCTGCCTGCCATTTGGTTGTATCACAGCAGGTCCATCCGATCGATGTAATCGGCCATCAACATACCACTCCTGCCTGCCATTTGGGTGTATCACAGCAGGTCCATCCGATCGATGGCTGAGTTTCTATCATGGCGCGAACTACCACGCCCTAAAGGGCTGTGGCTTCCTGCTTCATCGTAGTAGCTTGACATATCTACCATCATTTGGGATCGATGTATATATGAACATGTTGTTGATATCTAAATGATACCGGTGTAGTGTATTTGCGTTTGAACCGCGGAAAACAGCACTTGTTTTCTTGATATTCTTTGACTACACAATCCAATTCTTTCAAGCTCTGTTGTAGCAACTGGCTGTGTGTGTCGTTTAACCAAGTGTGTTGTGTTTTGAGTGCTGTGAGTTGCTTGCACATGTCAAACTGCCACACAAATGTTTATTAATTGATGTTTATCTTGAGAAAGTGATTATAGAGGAATCGCACTGACCTACCCACAGACGTCATCTGTTGTTCTTGACTTGCGGTAGGATAGATGCGATATCTGTATCTCAATTTCATATCATAGCTATTTGTATAATCTATTCAACAGCCGCTATCCATCTAGGGCCTGAAGGCACCTGGCTTTCCGCGGCATAATTATAATGGAGCATCGTGGTGGGGAGCTCGCGCTTGATCAACATGCTAGGGCGCTTTCGCTGTCGAGCGGCGAATAAGGAGGTCTGGTCGATCGATCCCGGTGAGGTTCTTGATTAGCTGCTGGGCCTGGGCCACGGTGTTGGCACCAACGTAGTTGCCCTCATTCTCCAGTTTGTACCAGAGGATCTCCAAGCGTCGCTGGACCTCCTCGGCTGTAAGAAAGGATTCGCTCACAGCTTGTATGCCGCCAGCAGCCGCTCACCCACGCCGCTGTCTTCGTTGGACAGGCTCTCGCGCGGCACGGTGAAAAACAGCTTGGCACGGCCGTCGTGCCGAACGAAGTCCGCGGCCTCGCGCTCGCTGAATGCCACACCCAGGGCGGAGAACGGTCCGTTGTCCATCCACACCAAGGGGATGCGGCCCTCGCCGATCACCTTCGCCCAGTTGTCACCGGTGATGTCCTCGGACACTACAGGGCGGGCGTTGGCCAGCAGCCATTCTTCTTTGCTTATCGTGGTCGGGTTAACGTAAAGTCCCATGATCGCTTGCTCCTATCGCTGGTTCAGCATAGCACGATGTGGCCACCTGGCTACCAAACTGGTCTCGGATTTCCTCGTCGCTTACACCATAATCTTCTCGCACATCATGCAAGAACACAGTGCTGATGGTTTCCTCAGGAAACTCAAGACTAGGAGCCAAGGTGCGCACAAAATGTGCAATACTGATCTGATGATCAAACTCGGGAGTAAACCCATCCTTGCGAACGCCAGTGTGATGGCTTTTGCCAAACTCCAGAGCTTCCAGTGCCTGGAACCATTGCCTGCCCTGCGGCCAATAGCGCAGGCTGATTTGTCGTTTTTCCCACTGTTGCAGCGGCATTGGTGGTTACTCCTGTTTCTACATCATCAGCATAGCATGGCTACTGGCATTGTCAATGGGTTTTTCGCCAAGTGTCCATGCGCCAGTGTTGAAATTCCATGGGGCTGTGCTTGGCCAGAATGTGGTAGGCAATCAGGGCATGAGGCTCACCACGCTGCCAGCTCTGATAAAAGGCTTGAACTGCCCTATCATCGCCAGCCAGTTGGGGAACCACAACTCCCAGATCAGCAGTGACACCATCAGCATCATCCCAGCGTTGCACCTCAATGGCTGCATGGCAACCTGCATGGCCAGTCTCACTGAGACACCAGCCCTGCTCTGCTGCCATGATCTGGTAGCAGGGTAGCCAATCATCCAGGTCCCACATGTTCAGCGCACCAACCTGATGCGCAGGGGAGCAAAACCCAACAGCATGCTATCGCGCATGGCCGTCAGCATCAGCTGCCAGTCAACTTCCACAGTCTGACAAAAAATCACAAAAAGAGCAAATCCGGCCACATATTCCAGAATGCGCTTGATAGTAGTGGACTTGGGCATGTTGTGACCCTTCATGTTGCTAAACCTAGTTGATGTGTTCATATTCAGCATTATAGCACAGGTGTATGAGGTGTCAACTACTTTTTGGGCAAAACCTTCACATGCACCCTGGCCAGTCCCTTGTGTTGGAAACCCAAACGCTGAGCCACAGCCTGACTAACATCCAGTCCTCGGCCGCGAACATAGGGGCCTCTGTCGTTAACACGAGCCAAGACTTTGCGTTTGCCATGGGTGATCAACACCCTGGTGCCCAGGGGCAATGTGCGATGCGCTACTGTGAGTTTGCGATGATGGAAGATCTCGCCGCTGGCGGTGGGTCTGCCATTCCAGGCAGCACCATACCAACTGCTGGTGACTGTGGCAGCAGAGGCATCAGGTATGGCAGCAATCCAAGCAGCAGTCACAAATGCACACAACTTGTTCATGATTGTTTCCTTTGTAGACCGACAATAGCATGAAATCTCCCATTGTCAAGTGTTATTTTTGCCTGGTTATCACAGTAGTTTTGTTGTATAGACTATTTTTAAATATTTGCATGATGGAATTTTTCAAATTTGTAGGCGATGTGGGCTTTCCCATCGCAGCCGCAGGTGGTGCTGGTTATTTTGTATTTCTAACTCTCAAATTCATTCTGGCAGGAGTCACCAGCAGCATCAAGGGATTGGGTGGCATAATCATGGCCCTGGACAATCGTGTCAAGACAATGAATCATGACATTATCAGGTTGGATGTGCTCATGAGCCATACCCTAGGAGTCAAACCAGATGTCACCAGAATTGCGCGTGCCAATGGCAAAGATGACGCACGCAGAGATTGAGCAAGGAATAAATCATGGGTAGTTTGGTGGAAACCATCTTGAAAATGTTTACCAAAAGCAGCAAAGCACCAGCCACTGGCAGCAGGTCAGAGCGTGAGGCTAGGATCAAGGATAAGGCTGGCTTGGTGATCAATTTGTTTGCACTGTTGCTGGCACTCAATGCCTGGTATGGTGGCAAGCTCAGCAGTGTGATACTCAACAACACCATTGGTGCCAACAATCAGTGGAGTTGGTATCAGGCCAAAAATGTGCGTGGTGTGATTTATGAAACTGCTGCTGTGCAAACAACTGGTGCAGATCATGATAGACTGGCGGCAGAAGCCCAACGCATGAATGAAGAAAAGCGTGAAATTGCTGTGAAGGCCAGCAAACTGGAAACAGAAAGAGATGAGGCCAAACTGCGCAGTCCCTGGATTGGATATGCCAGCACTGCCTATCAATTGGCCATTGTGCTGTTGAGTGCAAGTATTCTGGCAGTGAGCATGCCCTTGTTCTGGGGCAGTTTTGCAGTGGCTGGAGCAGGACTGTTGCTGAGTTTGAATGGATTGTTTTTGTGGTTTTAATAGGAACAGAGTAAATGGATCAATTGGCAGAACTCATCAGCAAATATGGATTTCCCATTGTGGCTGCAGGTGGCATGGGATGGATGATTCACTATGTGTGGACCTGGGTCACCAAAGAAGTCAAGCCCGTGCTGAGTGAAGCCAACAGAGTATTGATTGCACTGATCGACAGGATCAGAATGTTGGACAATGATCTGATCAGACTGAGAGAGAAACTCACCATGGTTCAGGAACTCAAGCATGATCACAAGCAAGATGATCTACAAGAGGATTTGGCCAAGGTTGATGTGATTCCCACCAAGATCAGCAAACCCCTGGATGGCAAAATGCCCAGTGCCAAGAGTTCAGCCAAAGTGGATGAAAGCAGCACCCCCTGATCATTTGCTGGTGGCTCGGTATATTCCGTCCCAATCCTGGGGCAGATCCTGTGAGTTCATGTGCTGACATCTTTCAATCCAGATTTGATAATATAGATCCATTTGTTGATCAAATTCGCCCATGAGTTGATCACACATTTCCCTAGCTTGTGTAAATTTTTGATTTCTATACAAGTGCATCATGAGATTGTGTTTGTTTCGGGCCAGATGATATTGAGGCATGTGTTGCCTGGGAGTCTTAAGCAAGGGCGTATAAATGTTCAGTCCCACAGTTTTGCCTTTGACTGCAATGCAATCCAGTTCCAGACAAAAGAAATCATCTTTGACTGCCTGGTAGGTATCAGGCCCCAGAATCACCAGAACTCCATACCCCTTGGTTTGACTTTCCAGTCTGCTGGCCACACTCACTGGATCACCCAGCACATCATATCCCATCTTACCCTGGCTGCCAATGTTGCCCACCAATATTTTGCCAGTGTTGACTCCTGCGCCCATGCCCACTTGAGGCTTGCCACTGGCTACAAGTTTTTGATTGAACTGGTGCACAGCTTGTATCATTTCAATTGTGGTTTTCACAGCATGATAGGCATGTCTTTGATCATCCAAGGGGGCACCATGAATGTGCAAACTGGCATCACCAATAAACTTGATCAGACAACCATTGTTGTCAAACACTGGTTGTGCAATGGCTGTCATGTATTCATTCATGATGGCAGTAAAGCCTTCCACGTCCTGGTCATATTTTTCTCCCAAGCCAGTGAAGTTTCTCATGTCTGTCATCACTGCTGTGAGCATTTTTTCCTCGCCACCCAATTTTATCAGTTCTGGATTTTTCTGCAAGCGTTCCACAATCACAGGACTCACATAACTGCCAAATTGCCGTTTGATCTGTTGTTTGAGAAAGAATTCAGTCAGGAATTTCACAACATACACATGCAATCCCACACAAATCAATACCAGTGCAGGAAAGGTGACATCTATCAGGACACTGGCTGTGGCATACAGCCACATGCTGCCAGAGATACTGCCTGCCAACAACACAATCATGCTAGCTATGCCCACATACAACCATCTGCTCAGCACAATCAGCAATGCTGCTGCTATTATACTCAGGAGTATTTCTGCTGCATCAGCATAATCAGGCCTATCAATGGACACTTGGTTGAGCAGTGTGGCAATCACAGTTGCCTGAACATCCTGTGGAAATTTAGCGCCCATGCTGGTGGCCACTGGATTGGCCACGGCTGTGGCACTGGCGCCCACTATCACAACTGCCCCTTCAAAATCCTCAGGCAGATTCATCATGCTGGCAGTGCGGTAGCCCTGGCTCCAGTCAATCCAGATCCTGCCCAGACTGTCAGTGTTGATGGGTCCAAAGCGAGGTATTCTCAAGGCTTCAACTCCCTGTGCATTTAGTTTGACCTGGAATGATCGGTCCAGAGCCAGTATGCGCAAGGTTTCCAAGCTCACATGGGGATAAAGATTTTGATTTATGCTTACAACCAGGGGCACACGACGATTTACACCATCCAATTCAGGCAGCTGATTGGCAATGCCCACTGCGGCTGCTGACTGCTCCAATCTGGCTATATTGGCAATGATGCCAGGATAGCCATGAATGCGATCCAGGTAATCATCATTTATCACCACTGCCCCTGGTTTCCTGGCTGTGTTTTTGTTGTGATTGCCAGGCACACTCACCAAAATAGTGGGCAACTGTTTGAGCACCTGTTCTAATTGAACATCCTGTGCCTGTCTGTCCTCTTCACTCATGAGCACACCAAACACAACCAAACCTGCATTTCTTTCATACAACTGTTGTATTAGATCTGCATACACACCCCTGGCAAATGGCCACTGTCCATGATGATCTATGGCTGCTTCATCTATGTTCACCACCCACAGATTGTTTTGTGTAGTGGGTTTGCTGGTGATAAGAGTATCAAAATATCTCAATCTCACACTTTCCACAAAACTGGGATCCCAGATTCTCATGCCCAAGAGTAGTGCCAGGGTCAACAAACAGCCCAGCACATGAGTGAATATTTTTTTGAGTTTGTTCATTGATTGATCCTCACTGCGCAACCAGCCAACACAATACAGGTTTGCTGTATTTCTATGTTTTGGCTGGTACTGCTGGTTTGATTGAGTTCTATGGTGACGGCGCCACCATTGTTCACAGCTTGCACCCTGGCAGCATGAGGCATGTTGCCACTTTGGGTGACTGTGATGTTGTTGAGGCCACCTTGTGCTTGACTGTCCAAATAATGAGTTCCATTGCCAGTTTGTTGCAAGGCCACGATGTTACTGTCACCATTTAGGGTCTGGAACGCAGTTTTGGTGCCATCTTGAGTTTGACTGATTCTCACTGTGTTGTTGCTGCCTGTGACTGTGGTTTCCGCATAATGACCACTGTTGGTTTGACCCTGATTGTTCTGCAAAACTGTATGCATATTGTTGTTGCCAGTTGTGCTGGTTCTGGCATAATGTCCGCCGCTGTCAGATGCCAATGCTTGCCCAGCAGACGTGGTGCCCTGCAACACCTGCACCTGATTGCTGTTGCCAGTGATGTGCAGATCCACTCGTTTCGCTGTGGCACCATTTTGCAGGATGGTCACTGTGTTGCTGTCTCCATTGATCACAGCATTTTGATCTGTGGTGCCTCTCACCAAGTTGTTGCCTGCCATTTGTTCAATGTGAACCATGTTGTTGCTGCCCAGTTGACTCACATACACTCCTGAAGATTGCAGGGATTGTTCTTGTTTTCTTGTGAGTATTCTCACTGATTGTTCAGTTGTGGGTTTCACAGGACTCACAGTGCTCCAGGCACTGCTGGGCACAATCACAATGCCACTGCCAATGTTCCAGTTCAATTGCATGACTGCACCTCCACCATTCTCATACCACCATATTTCCACTGGATAATATTGTCCGCCCTGCAGAGTGATGGTGCCTGACCCATTGTAATAGCTGGGCCCCTGCTCTTGCCAGTTGTTGATCACCACACTGTTGTTGACGGTGAGATGGAATCCGTCATCAGATCTATCATAAAAAGTCACTGATTGTGCTCCAGCACCAGGCCAAAGCACATATCCTGTGATGTGAATGATTACTCTGTCGGTTCTGCCACTGTTGAGAATGCTGCCTCCACCAAAATCATAATTGAGTGTGGGAAGGGTACCTGAAGCCAATTGCGCAGTGCATGTGGTGCATCTGCTGGGAGTGGCACCAGTGCCTGCATAAATCACATAATTTAATCCAGCATCTGCTGATGCACAGTCTGGAAACACCAACAACACAAGGAATATTATCAAAAACTTCATGGACTTTGTCTTATGATAAATGTGTTTCCGCCCACAGTGCCCACCTGTGTGGTGGCATTGTCACCATTGTGACTGATGGTGACATTTCCTGTGCTGCCATCCAAAAATCTCACAAAACTTTGTCCATATCCAGGTGTGGCTCTGCTGGCTGTGGTGGCGCCGGTGGCGGTGGTTTCCACCACAATAGGCACCGCTGTGCTTTTGTTCACAACTGATTCTTTCATTATCAGTTGTGAGGGCACATCAGAAGTATTGGGATTGTGCACAGGTTTGCTGGAAACCACAAGGGCATCCTGGTTAGCTTCTTGAGAACCAGACGCTGAGGATTTGGCTAATCCTTTCAATCCTGGTGGGGGAACAACAATCATGAGATTGTTTATATTACTTTCCGAGACCTGAATTCTGCTGGGAGGTGTTGGCGGAGTGTGGGCATTGGTAACTGTGGTTGCTGTAAATGGCTGGTCCAGTTCCACCATACCTGCTGGATTGCTCACTTGTATTTTGCCTGTTCTGCAAACACCAGCCTGATCACAACTGGGAACCAATACAACAAAACTTTCTCCTGATTCAGCCACAGTCATGAAAAAATCTGTGCCTCTCACAGCAATACTGGCTGTGGGAGTTTGTAAATCCACTTTCTGCTGATTGATTTTGGCTATCTGGCCACTGGCATATCTCACTGTGCCCATGCCCACTCTGAGAGTGACTTTGCTGTTGTCTCCTTGTCTGGGATCATACACATATTCATCAATAACCAATCTGCTCTGCTCAGTGATGCTGATCTTGGTGTTGTCCACAAACCTGAGTTTGGCGCTGCCGTTTTGAGTGACAATCACATCCATGTTGGCCAGGGATGTGTTCACAGCAGCTTCCAGCAAATTACCAGATCTCTCGATGTTGCCAGGAGATCCAGTAATTTCTGTTATATTTCCAATGGGATTAGCACTAGCAGCAAAACCTATTACAACAAATGCTAGAGCAGCTAGCAAAAGTTGCATGATATCAGTTGCCGGTTCTTACAGTAAATGTATTACTGGTTCCATTCACATTCAAGTTTACAGTTGTTGCATTGCTGCCTGATTGCACAGTTGTAATATTGTTGCTGCTGCCTGTGATGTTCATGGCCAGAATATGACCAGTTCCAGCAACACCAGCTAGTGTGTTTGTGACAGTGTTGTTGTCACCATTCAGTGTGGCAGCAACATTGGCATTGCTGCTTTCCACAACAGTGGTGATTGCGTTGGTGTTGCCAGTCACCACTGTATTGGTTCTATTGGCAGTGCCAATCACAGTGGTGCTGATCATGTTGGCATTGCCTGTGATGGTTTCTGTTATGCTGCTGTTGCTGCAACTGCCAGTGGCAGTGACACCAATACCACCACATTTGGTTGTGGTTGTGTTGCTGTTGCCGTTGACGGTGCTAGTATATGTGTTGGTATCACCTACAACAGCATATTGTGCCTGGTTGGTGGTGCCAGTCTGTCTCACAGTGATGGTGGCGCTGTTGCCTGACACACTGCTGGCCCTGTCAGTGCCAGAGCCCACCTTGTTGGCTGTGCCCACTTGTTCGATTGTTGTGGTTGAATTGTTACCCAGTTGATCCAGATAAACTTCATTTGCCTCACTGGTGCTGGCAATCATACAAACACCCATGAGGGCCAGTAGTATAGCAGTTTTATTCATTTGATTGCTCCTTGAATTCGTGTGTCAAAATCCCAATGACCTTTGTTGGCACCCTCTTTTATCAATTGAATCACAGCAGCTTCAATGGCAATTTGTATGGCCTGATTGCGACTTTCGTTTATGCTGGCTCCAATTTCCGCCTCCACAGCTCGGGTACCCGCATCTATGAATCTCAACACACCAGCATTGTCCATGTAACTCATGATGGTTTTGGTGACTGTGACATTCACCAAAACTTCTCCGCTGCTGGTGCTCACTGCTCGCAAATTGATGGTGACTGTGTCCTGTCTGTACTGAGTATTGCCTCCAATACCCAAAAATCTTGCACCCATTCCACCTGTTTGAGTGTTGTTGTCATACCCTATGATTCCACCTTCCATGAGCAAGCCTGCAAACAACAGTGGAGGCACAGGCTGTGCATTGGCTCCCTGGTAGAGTTCTCTCATCTGACGGATCAGTTGTCTTTCCTTGATCAAACTTTCAATGCCCACACGTTCAATCACCCTGAACCATCTACGGTTGCCCACCTCTGTGAGAGCTTGCATGAGATAGGCTTCGGCTCCCTGAGTAACAGCACTGCTGAAGCTGGCAACTCCTAGAGTATCTTTGCGTTGACCAGTTTTGTCCTGAAAATTATACACAGCCACAGTGATGGGACCACCTCTGGGTGGCAACAGTTGATTTTCATTGAGAGAATAAAATTTACTACTGCTGATAGCAGGAGGTTTGGTAATGTCGTGATCAGTTACTGTGGCAATTGTAGCTACAGTTGCACATGCAGAAATCCAGGGTAATACAATAGCCAATTTGATCCATGATTTTGCCATTCAAAATGCAATACTCCCAATGGGAAGGATAACCCGGGTGGTACTACCATAGGTATCCACAACTGTGAGATTTATGTCATTGCCCACTCTTGCATAGGCAATCACATTGCCGCCCAAGCTGATACTGCCACTGTTGCTGGGATTTTCACCAAAAATTGCCTCGCTGAGCCTTTTGGCCAATTGCTGATAAACTATACTTTGCAAATTGCCCACAAATTGGTTTACAGGATTGGTGAGTCTGGCTCTTTCCTGAGCTGCCAATTCCTGTGCCTGTTTGTCTTTTTGCTTTTGCTGGCCCTGGATCTGCAATTGCTCAATAGTCAGCACATGGCTGCTATAGCCTACACCTGTGAAGCTGGGACTATTGAAACTGTGTACCAGTTCACCTGCCTGAGCAGCACTGGTGATCACAAGGGCTAGAATATAAACCCACAGTCGCATGCAATATTTCCTTGAAGACCAATTTCTTCGTGGAAATATTTACATGCAACTGCAAGTTGTTATCTAGTTGATAAGTACTGTTGCCTAGAAGGCAAAGAACTGGGGATCCATTTCAATTGCCACAGGCGACACTGGCTTGTAGCCCTGATGAGCAATCACTTTGTTGCTGTCTACAGGTTTGCGACCAGGTCCCAGACTCCAGGTGATGTGATACACACTGCCATCAGGCCTGCTGGTGCTGCCATCAATCATGAGCACCAGTGCCTGAACACCCATGAGGTCATCCACAGTGCCCACAACTTGAGCTTGTGTGGCTGTGGGCAGGGGATATTTGTCATCCACGCCAAACTTCAGTGTGCAGTGGTGTGCAATCACTCGTTCATAAACAGGAGGGAACAGTTCCAGCAGTTTGTCCCTAGTTTGTTCATCCAGGCTCCAGCCCACATATCCTTTAGTCATTTGCTACTCCATATTTTTTCAGCTCACGATGATTGAGCTGGCGCTTGGTGGCACAATACACAGGATCTCCCCACGCATGTGTTCGGGTGGTGAGGTTGTAGGTGCTGTTCTCACCAGCACGGCTCACAGTGGCTTCCAGGATCACATCATAGGCGGTTCCGCCCTCAGTGATCTCATAAACCTTGCCAGTGATCTTGTCCACACGGCTAACCTTGATTACGGGCGGAATAGGTTTCACTTCCACCACATACCAGATGCCTTCCTTTTTGCGCAGTTGTGTGCTGTCAGGCAAGGTGCGCTGGTGGGCCAGTCGTGCAGCCTTTTGTTCCTGCTCATAGGTGCGCCACCTGTTTATCCAGGGTCTGTAGTGAGGGTTCACCTCCAGCCTGCCAGTTTCAGGATGCACATAAAACCGTCTGCTGGTGTGCTCCAACAGCCTCACACCATAGCTGGTGATGTAAACTTCACCATCACGCATGAGAGTGTGGATTTCCACAAAATCATGGAGATGATCTCTCACATGCTGTTGTACAGGATTGTCAGCCCGGAGATTTTCGCTGATTTCGCTGTAGACATCGTTCCAAAACTTGCCCACGCGGCTGTTGAGAAACCTCAACAGAGGTGCCAGATTTTCGTTTAGTTGCTTTTCCACATGTTGGGAGACATAAGGCTTTCTCATGCCCTCTTTGCTGAGCATGTAGTCAGGATCCTGGGCACGACCAGGGCGAGGGCAGCATATCTTTCAACTTTTCTAGTTTTCCCTCTATGTCTTCTACAAGATCCATAGCCATGTTTATTTGGATTTCCAATTTTTGGCCAGGATCCATTTTGGAAAACTTGGGTATAACAACATCTCGACCAGGCTTGTTGTTGCTGGCTTTGCTAGATGGTGCTTTGGAGCCTGGTTTTGTTGGATTGAGAATTGGAAGTGGTTTGGGACCTTTGGCCATGAGACTACACCATGATTTATGCTATGTTGCAGTTATTTACCAAATAATCAGCTGGTTAGTCTAGTTCCCAGTATTCATGGGCCAATGAGCCATATTTTTCCCGGTTGAGTGCATAATACAAGCCATGTATATACACTTCCAGTTCATCCTCCATGGCCACAGCTAAATTTGTATTTGTGGGCTCATATTTGTCCACAAATGCCTCATGCGACATATAATCTCTTATATTGGGATTGACTAATTCATCAGGAATTACTATAGCACTATTGCTGTCTTGTACCAATTGCAGTTGGCGTGCTATATGTGTGATCACTGTGATCCTCGCCATAGCTTCCAAAGATTGAACAATCTCTTTGCGGTTATTGGGCAGAGTATTGTATAGATCAGTTGTCTGAAATTGCTTGATCCATTCAGCCACTTTGGCTCTGTAAATATTTGTTTTGTTCTGATCTACGCCCACATCCTCAGGGAACACCAGGGTAACATCATGTTTATTAGTGTATGTGAATGAACTTTTGCCATAGATGGGGAATATCAGATAAATTTTGTTGCCAAATTGTTCTGCTAGCCTATCATCTGTTGTGGCAAAGATGCTGTTGCTGCGCAGTGCAGTCATGCCACTTTTGCGTAACATGTCATCAAACAATTGTGCAGCTTCTTTGTTGCTGTCTTTGGGTTTCCTAGCCAACCAACTCCTGCCCAAAAAGGCATCTGGGCCCGTGCCGCCTCGCAACAGGAATTGGTTGGTTTCCTGCACAACACGGATGTATTCAGCACAATCTTCGCTGATTTTCTGGAATAGGTTTTTAGTGCTGCCTGTGATTCTTATGGTTTGTTTGCTGCCAGGCTCTAGAGTATCTGGTTTTAACTTGGCAAGTGATATGGGGTTATTTTTGGGTTTACCAACATTATCAACATCTTCACACAGCAAATCTCTGGCTTTCATATATGCAACTCCCGGGCTGCACATATTTAGGTGTAGGTTAGTTGCCAGGCCATCTGTTGTGACTGATTGGGAAACTGTATGTGTATTATTTGTTGATCATACCTGATTTCAGCATGTGCTCCCCAGTGGGAATTCAAGAACTGATTGACATACTTCCAATTTGTATGTTCCAAATTGTTGATCATGTTGATCCAAGCATGGGTATAATGAGATTGACGGTCATGCAACTCATGGAAAGTAACAGTTATGTTGTAGGGCAAGTTGTCGGGCACTAGTGATCCTCATAAATTCCGCACAGGCCCAGTTCTTGCAGTTTTTCCACAGTCATACCAGGCAGCGTGTATTTACAACTTACCCCACCTGGACCTTTCATATAAACATCAAATGGATCCACTTCTTGTGGTGGACCCATCAGGAAGATTTTGCCTGGGTCCTTGTCATGATACTCCATGAGTAGTATCCATGCTGACTCTAGGGTACAATTGGTTCGCCATGTCATTTGTTATAGCCTGTAAACAACTGCATCCAATTGTTGATGTTTTTGTTCATGCTGTCCCACAAATAGCGGCTGTTGACTGTTACTGTTTGTTTGACAACAGTTATATTTGGCATGTTATTCATGCTGCCAGGCATCCTGAGATTGTGTTTGCAGCTTGTGAATGATCCAATCCAGGGTCATGATCTTGGTAAGCTGGCCCAGTCTGGGACCATCCTCCTGATGCAGGATCATCTGGTAGAGCACTCTGAACCACCAACGCAGCTCTGAGAGAAAGTGCAGCTTGCCAGCCTCATAGAACACACTCTGAATCTCTTCTTCAGTGTTGTCATCACACATGTGATCCAGTTGAGATACCAACTGGTTGATACACTCACGCAAGAGCATGCTGCGAGCACGGATATCATCCAGCGGCATATCTTCAGGAACCAAGCCACGCACATACAAAAATGCAGCCAACGGATCACTTGTCACAACACAATTCCTATACTATATCACAAGTGAGCATATAGCTTATGCTCACTTGTGTCAAGCTGTTTAGGGCTTGCCCGTTTGAGTAGAGGTGGTTTGCTTCTTGATCTCACGTGTTTCTTTTTCCATCCAGGCAGTGAGCAGCTCGATGCCAGGATCAACCACTGAGTTCACCCTGGGATGGTTGAGAACCTTCTCACCCATTTCGCTGGCAGTAATCAACAGCACTGTCTGACGGGTGGGTGTGATTGAGGCAATACTGCCTGCCAAAACAAACAACCCTGTGAATCCCCAAAACCAACGCCAAGCTTTGGTGCGCATGCTCCTGCGGAAGACCAGGTCATCCCCCTTGAGCTTATCGCTAAATCTATCAGTTTCATCGTGCATTACCAGCCAAACAACCATACACACCACGGCCAGGATGCCAAACATCACAGCAAGAAACGTGAGGAAATTGCCCACACTGCCTGTGACACCTGCCAGATAGATCAAAAAGCTGAGACTGTTCATAACTATGTCTTCCTATATTGAGATAAACTGTTTATGAGTGCATAATAGCAAAATTCACTATTAAGTCAATAAGTGTGCAGTTCGCGGATCTGAACCATCCCAACTGCTCTAAACGCTTGAAAGGAGCATTCAGCATGATATATTATATAATATATGAAACTACCAATCAAATCAATGGAAAAAAATATAGAGGCGCACATGTCTGTGAAGACCTAAATTATGGGTACCTAGGCAGTGGTACTAACCTCAAACAGGCTATGCGCAAATATGGCAAGCATCAATTCTCCAGAGAAATAATATACATGGCCTTTGATTATGATGCTATGTGGGCAGCAGAGGCTATATTTGTAGATCAAGACTGGATTAGTAGGCCAGACGTATACAATATAAGTTTGGGCGGAAGAGGATCCAGAGGATTTCAACGTCAGATAACAGATGAACAGCGCCAACAAAGGTCTCTTGAAGCCAAAGCCAGATGGTTAAGACCAGATTATAGACAAAAGAATTGTGCATCACAAAGGAGGAAGGCACCTCCTTCTCCTGAGGCAAGGCTCATCTTGAGCCTTGCCGGCAAGGGTATTGCCAACAGCACAGAACATAATGAGAACATCTCAAAAGGGCTTAAACAATTGTTCACCAATCCGGATGCACGATTGAAGAGAAGTGAACAGTCAACCAAATGCAATGCAAGGCCGGAAGTAAGGCACAAAATTGCGCAAGCTTTGACGGGGATAAAAAGAAGTGACGCAACAAGACAGAAGAGTAGATCAGCAGCTCAAAAGAGAGTTCAAAATCCCGAATACCTGGAGGCACAACGTATATCACAAACCAAGAGGTGGCAAGAATGTCCTGCCACCTGGTGGAACAATGGAATCAAAAACATCCGTAGTGTGGATAAACCAGGAGAGGAGTTTCAACCAGGTCGCATATCCTTTGGTACTTGGTGGACTAACGGTCAAAAAAGTGTCATGAGTATAGAATGTCCGGGAGATGGTTGGTCTCCCGGACGCAGGATAAACAAGGGTATTTGATGTCTTCCAAAAACTGAGCACTCATGAGTAATACTTGTTCAAGGTGTTCAGTGGAGACTTCCACTCCCTGACTCTTGGCCAAGCTTCGAGCCAGTCTGATGGAATTCTTAATTTGCCGCCCATTAATCTCATGAACGCACAGTTTGTCCACATCAATATTTGTGGGCATACCAGATGCTGAGAGTAGGTTCTGCCATACCTGACGTCGGTTAAGAGGTGTCAACTTGTCGTATTTGAGCGCAACACTGATTCTGCTATAAAATGCAGGATCAAATTCAGTAACCCGGTTTGTGGTGAGGAACATCACATCCTGATGGTATTCAGTCAACCTCAAAAATACACTGACGCAACTGTTGCGCATAATATCACCATGTCCGCGCTTCTCCAGGAAGATGTCAGCCTCGTCGATGAGGATCACAGCATTCCAGATCTGAGCCACATCCAGGATCTGACGCAGGCTCTTCTCCAGCTGAGCAGTGTCTGTGCCCAGCTCGCCTACTGCCACGCTGTAGAGCGGACGCTGGAGCAGTTCGCTCACACTTTCTGCTGTGAGGGTCTTGCCCACACCAGGATCACCATGCAACAGGAAGATGCAACCACCGCCCTTGCCGCTGATGATATCGCTGAACCCGCCACTGTTGTCTTCCACCAGGGCACGGATCATGGCCTTCTTCTCAGGATCCATCACCAGCTGATCATATGCCTCCGTGCGGAACTCAATGTCAGTTATGTCACTCACTGCAAAACGTCCCCACTGCTTGGCCATGAAGCTGAAGCCCTGAACGTAAGGGTCAGTCATCCACAGCTGATCTGCAGGAATGGTGGCCATGGTGTTGTTTTCGCTGTTGCGTCGCATGCGGCCACCATCCTGGAACTGATCGTAGGTGGTGAGGTCCACCATGATGCGGCCAGTGGCACGCATGGGCGTCCAATACGACCACTTCTTGACATCCATGTGACCAGTGAACTGCTTGTAGTGGCTGCCCACTGCCAGCTTTTCATACGCTGCACCACGCTGGGCAAGCTCTCGCTTCTGTGCCTCGGTGATCAGTGTGATGTTGAGGCTGTTGATGTCCTTGACGCCCTTGAAGGCATCCACCTGAGCACTGTCACGAGCAATGCCAAACTTGTTGCCAGTGCAGGTGATGTATTCGTATTCCACTTCCAGGTAGGTGCCAAAAAAGCTGGAGCGATAGGTGACATCACAGATGCGAGCACCCTGCAGATGATTGCCATGGATCACAATCTCCTTGCCAGGAGACAGCAGCATGCGCAGGCCTGCAAAGTTCAGCACACCACGGGTCACCATGTTGTTCACCTGCTCCAAGTACTGCTGATTTTCAGCGCGCACCAGGTTCACCAGGTCTCGCAGACCAGGAGTGCGACTGTTGTGTTGCAGCTCATGTTCCAGACTGGAGAGCTCATAGAACAGATCTGCAATGCTCACAACAGGTTCGCGATCATACAGGTTGGGGATCTCACGAGTGCAATCTCGAAGAGCAGTAATCAATCGGTCGTTCTTGAGTTCAACCATCTTTTCACCACCATCTTCTGTGGTTACCAGATTGTAGGCGCGTGTAGCAGCGGTTTTGGCAGACTTGGCGGTCTTGGCAGACTTGATTTCCATGGGAACAGTCTCTAGTGTTACAGTCTTGGTCACTTTGTAGGTCCTTGTTGGATTGCTAATATGTGTATGATAACACCCAGCCTGGGTGACACCCAGGCTGGGTGTGTCAACAGTTTTTACTTGCCAAACTGAGAGTTGAGCAGTGCAGTATCTTCAGGACGGCTGCAGACACCCAGGCTGGTGCTGCTACCATGGGCCTCAAAATGCACTTCACCGTCTGTGTTCACAGTGATGTTGACAAATCCAGCACCCAGCACATGGCCCAGATTGGCAGCCATTTGAGCATGACTGACCCAGGTAGGGAACATCACGCATGTGTCTGCAAGATCAGTCTCATAGACAATATATTTGATCATTCTGTTCATCTCAGTGGTTCCTTATTGTGTGCTAATACTAGCACACAATCCCACTATGTCAAGTGGGACCCACAATATCGCCCTGTTGGGTGGGGAATCTGGTGACATTGAGACTGTCCAAATGCTCCTGATAGGCATCTCTACCACCTTCTTGCATCCAGGCTGAATAACTCCATTCATACATCTGATACTGATCAGGCAGCAAACTCATGCCCTGATTATCTTCAAAGGTTTGACTGTATTCTGCAAGCCTGGGATCATCGGCACCTGAAAACCTCACATGAAAAAAGCCAGTATGGGCTTCACAGAAATGCACAGTTTGCACTTCCTGTACAATTAGATTGCGAGTTTGAAACCATTCCATTTGACGCATGAGGTTATCACTATCAAAATTCAGGTCTCTGATGAAATATTGCACAAAATATTGGTTTTTCTGAGCGTCACTCAGAATTTGTTCTGCATAGGGAAGACTCACAGTCAAAATCTCCTGTAGGGGTTGTTGTAATATCCTGGATTGTATCTGGGATACATAGGAATAGGTCTGGGTGGAGGCACATACACTCTGGGAGGTGGCACAACATACACTGGTGGAGGCACATACACTCTGGGAGGTGGCACAACATACACTGGTGGAGGCACATACACTCTGGGCACAGGTGCCACATAGCCCACGCATGCTGACATCATCAGCAATGACAACAGTGCAACCGCACGCATCATGAGGTGATGCCAGTGCTGCCAAATCCCCCTGTTCGGCTGGTACGTGCTTCTGGCTTGGTGGCAGTTTCTTCCACAATCATCTGTTGCACAGGCACCAGTTCACACTGAGCAATTCTGTCACCATGTTTGATTTCAAAACTCATTTCTGTATTGTTTACCAAGGCAACAAATGTTTCATGGTAATAGTCGCTGTCAATCACACCTTGACAATTGATGAGGTTGATGCCCGTTTTCACACTTAATCCGCTTCTGGGATGAATTCTCAGACTATATCCCTCTGGAATCTCAAAAATCAAGCCAGTGGGCACCAGCATTCTATGACCACCCCACAGTTCGATTTTTTGATTGCTCACTCTGCTGCTGGCGTTTTCATTATATTGATTAAAGATCTTGACCCATTCATTATCAGTCAAACATGCACTGATATCCCAACAGGCTGCCTGTTCAGTTGCTCTTGTGGGCAGAACAGCATGTGGTTGGGTCTTGTAGATCTTGAGAGTGGGTGTCATGATTGTTCTCCCTGGGGTTCAATTTCCACACGCAGGGGATGACCATTGGCCCTGGCTGTGGCCACAGTTTCATCACGCTTGGCAGCAGCCACTTCATACGTGTAGGTGGCCACTGGTGCTCTGCCCTTTTGGTGAATCAAATGTGTGATTTCTGTTGCTTGATCCAGATCTTTGTTGAAAAATTGCATGAGGATCAGCACAACAAACTCAAAATAGGTTTTGTTGTCGTTGTAAAAAATAACATCAAACATGCTGGGAGGCTGCACCTTGGTGGTGGTTTTCTCTACAGTTTGTGTTGTTGATTGACTATTACTCACGGGTTGTCTCCTGCTAGGCTAATGATAATCGTGTGAGCTGATTATGTCAAATGTGGTTGTATGGCTTGCCAGATTGTGTCCACAGCTGGCTCACCACCCACAATGCTGCTGTAGGGAATATCATAGATGTCCAGCAAATTTCTCACCAGGGTGTCAAATTCTCTAGCCTCGTGTTCATCCTGATTTCTGCCCACTGGATTGTAGGCAAAGTTCCTGGTCAACAGAAAATTTATGTTGTGGTATCTGTTGAAAACTTCCATGACCAGGTTGCTGAAATTGTCTCCCAGCGTGTTGGGTTTCACATAAACCAGGCCCAGGGGGATGGGACTGTCAGTGATCACCCAATCAAGATTGTGTTCCACCAACCTGGCTATGCGCCTCTGCTGTTTGGCAAACACATAGATCTGATCTTCCAAGATGTTGTATCGTCGTTCCCAGGTGAGGTCCTTGGCATATTCCTGAATTAACTCACACTCAATACCCACTGATTTCATGTGATAAAACAGCCCAGCCGCATTGGTACTCTTGCCAGTTCCGGGACCTCCAAAAATATTCAATACTTTCATTTGTTGTTTCCCTGTTTGTATCACAACTGTAAACTGAATGTCACAGTCAAGTCAAAGAAAAGGAGGAGGATTTGCATCCTCCCCTTGCATGGCTCAGGATCAGCCTTGTATGGCTGGTGAGGCAAGTGCATTGCCAATGGCAATTTTGCGTGGCTTGAGAGCTTCGGGAATTTCCTTGCGGAAATTGATGGTCAAGACCCCGTTGTTGAGATCACTGTCAGTCACATACACATATTGATCCAGGTAGAAGATTCTGGTGAAGTTTCTGCCTGCGATGCCCTTGTGCAGGAAGGTCCTGGCATCATCCTTTTGTACTCTGCCTGTGACAGTGAGCACACCATCATGTTCTGTGATGTCCAAATCTTCAGCACTGTATCCTGCCACAGCCATGCTGAGGCGGAATTCAGTGTCGCTGATCTTTTCTAGATCATATGGGGGAAAGCCCTGATTGCTGTTGTGGCGGATGTGATCCAGAACACGGAAAGTGGGTTCATATCCCACTGCGAACCTGTTGAGGTCACGCATGAGTTCATCCAGATACTTGTCGAGTGAAAGTGTCGCTGTACGCATGTTGATTCTCCTTGATAAAGCGAGATTTATATGTGAGCCCTCATTAGGCACTCACTGTGAACACTATGTTCACATGAATTATTTACATAATCTAGTCTACAAAGTCAATCTAGGCTGAGTAAATTTCCCCAAACCATTTCAAAAATGCTGGAATCCTGATCAAACATGCGAATTTCCCATTTGTGGAATTTTTGATTGTGGATACTGTTGCTTTTGAGTTGCCTATTTGCCCAGGCAACACTGTTGTTGCCATAACCACCTGCAATTATTTGATCAGTTATCTTGATGAATATAAAGTTGTGTGTGCAGTGATTGCTCAACCATCCCCCCATGGTTTCCTGTTGTTTGGCTGTGAGCGGTTCTGTGAATTCATAGGTGACGTCAAAAACTCCCTGAGGATCGGTCTTATACAACGGAGGCCAAGTATTCATGCCAATAATTATGCACAAAAGATTGTTAGGTCAACTATAAATAAACACATGAGATACGATGTTTTGCAATCCCCAGTTATTCAAGAAGGTGTTCACGATGTGGGCATTTTCAAGGCAGTGTTCATGGCTGGCAGCCCCGGCAGTGGCAAGAGTACTGTGAGAAGAATCCTATTTGGAGGCCTGGGCTTCAAAACTGTGGATGCTGATGAAATCCGTGCTGCCTGGATCAAGCTGGGCAGAGAAGGTGACTATCAGAAATATGGTGAGATTGTTCGCAAACAACGCCAGAGTTACATGGATCAAAGACTGGGCTTAATTTGGGACACCACTGCCTGGTGGTTGTCCAGCATCAAGGAAACCACTCATCAGCTACAGGACATGGGTTATGATGTGGGCATGGTGCATGTGTGGACACCCTTGGATGTGGCCATGAACAGAGTAGCCAGCAGAGCTCATCTCACTGGGCGCGAAGTTCCCGAAGAGGAAATAACCAAACGCTATCAGGCTCTCAAAGATAACACCAAACACTATGTGGAAATGTTTGGTGATCATTATTGGTTTGTGGATAACAGTGGTGAACAACCCAAGCTGGACAGAATACAAAGAAGTGTGCTGCGTTGGATTAAATCTCCGCCCAGCTCTCCCATTGCACAACAATGGATGGCTAGTCAAAAACTTGTTGGTCAACCACCCAAATAATCACTACCAAGGGTTTGGATCGTTGCCTTCCAGGTAGCGATCAATAATATATTGTTTCCATTGATCCAATCTCAGGGCCCAATATTCGCCATTGATGAGAATTTCTCTGCCATCTATCATGGCATTTTCCAGATCGTCTGATCTGGGTTCCAGGTGGTTCATGATAGCCTCATCTGAGAGCAAATCCTCTTTGGTTTTGTTGAACTCATCTGGTAATTTTAGAGGATTGCCATCGTTGAAATTGTTCTGGATTTCCCAAAACACATCATCATCATAATTGTACCCACTGATTTCCTTGCCCAGGGGAGTATCTCGCCATTCCGGCACATTATCCATCAACCAATTTCTCAATGAGATCATGAAATTGTCCTGCCAGCCAGCACCCACAAGTGAATCATAACTGCTGAGTATCAAATCCCCGACATTTGTGGTGAGCACATGAACTCCATTCTTGGGAAAAATACAATATATGTGGCTACCATAATTACTGGCAAAATCACGACTGGTGGTGGTGAAAATGCTGTTGCTTCTCAGTGCTTGGAAGCCATGGTTTCTCAGAGCTTGATCCAGTCTGTTGCTGATCTCTGTTCTGCTGTCCTTGGGTGCTCTGTCTTCTCTGCTGCGACCTTCAAAAACACTCACATCTGTTCTCAACCCTCTGTACAACATTTTGCCAGTGACTTTCATCACAGGCAGGAAGTCACTGCACTCTCTGTCCAGAATGGCAAACATTCTGGTCATACCGTTGTCAGGACGCAGTTGCATGCGTTGCAAATAGGACACCTTGAGATCAATGCGTTTCTTGAGTTTTTCCAGACTGTCCTGTAATTGTTGATCTTTCTGGAACATGCTGCTCAAACTTTCGCTGGATGCCAAACTGTCCAGCAGTTGATCAATTTTATTCTGGATGTCTTGTGCTCTGCGTAGAGATAGATCATCTCTGATTTTTTTCTCGCCAGGCTGCAGGAGAGAGGAGTTTTCCAAAAGATCCCATAATTTCATTTTAAATTGCACCGCATGTTTGAATTATTTATTTGGATTGAGTTCATTCAATCTTGGTTATAGATAAATGATTGTTCCAAAAACGTATTCCAAAGATCATACCTGAATGCCCAATATTCACCTCTGATGCGACACGTTTTGGAGGAAACAGTAAATTGATGGGCACTCAGTTGCTGTGGGTCAAAGGTGTTTATTATGGCCTGATCATTAATAAAATCAGTCAGGCTCTTGTCGAATTGTGGAGGGATCTTCCAACGATTACCTCTATAGGAGAATTCCATTTTCAATTGGTGAAAAATTTCTAGATAATTCTGTGCTTTGACAGCATTTCCTAGATCGTTATATCCTGATTCAGGGGTGTGGGATTTGACCCAAATTTTCAAGTCAAGAACGAATTCATCCAATTCTGACCGATCTGCAAAATTTCCCATAGTCAAGGGGAGATTGTTGTATTGGAGTATTTGGAATCCATTTTTGGGAAAAATCACATAAGTGATGCCCCCAGCCCTCCTTGGATCCCACTGGTCTGTGGTGACCCACATGCTGTTGGTGAGGAAAGCAGTGTAACCTGAATTCTTGAGAGCTTGATCAAATGTTTGTGTGATTTCTGGAAAGTTAATTTTATCTGGTACAAGGTATTCCGCTTCTGGCTGCGCATGTGCGTCAAACACTGAATCTTGTTGTTGGATACTGGTATACAGTAGACGGTGGTTTTCCTTGATCAAATTGATCCACTCACTGCATTCCTGTTGCAGTATGGGTATGATTTTCTTTTGGCCCTGAGTGGGCTTATCACCCATTTTATGCAGGTAGGAAATTTTCAAATTGATTCGATTGATTAGTTTTTCCAACGCTGTTTGAAGTGCAGTGTCTTGTTGAAATCTGTCCTTGAGAATTACACTATCGTTAAATGCCTTGTTCAATTTACGTATTTTATCCAGTATTGCAGTCAAATCTCTAGTGGTGATGTCAGTTCTGGTGCGTTTTGCACCAGGTGGCATTGGTTGATCGAACGATTGTTCAAATAGATCTAGTAATTTCATTGGCATCAATTCCAATAACTGTTTGGTGTATTTAGATGGCGAAAGCGATGATTTGCATCATCGCTTTTGACACCAACATTGAGGGAGGGATCATGGGCTTAATTTGGGCCACCTCCTTATCATGTTATCTGGATCCCTCTCCCAATTTTCAGCTTATGCCCAGGGATCCAATATGGCTTTTTTTCGCAACCAACGAATTCTGGCTTCAGCTTTTTTGCGGCGGCGCTTGGTGGTGGGCTTTTCATAAAACCTACGCTTGCGCAACTCTTTGGTAATACCTTCCTGATTCATTAGCCTCTTGAGGCGGCTCAATGCACCTTCCAGGTTACCATTCATAACTCTAACAAAAAGTCCCTTTTTGTTAAAAGTATATTGATCGTCCATGTTGTATTACCTTCTACTGAACAAACATAGTGTAGAGGATTAGGATGATTACGTCAAAATTATTAGCTGATTTTGTTTTCCAACATGCCCATGTAGGCATCATAATTGTGCCCTGGCCAGGTGTGAAATCCATTCTTGGGAGTGGTTCTAAACTGATCCCAGAATCCACTGCCCATGATGTGAGCATTGAACATTTCCATGACATTTTGTTCAGTGTCATTGAGGTGATTCATGCTATGATTGATTTCCTTCACCATTTCAATGCCTGGTTCTCCACCATATGTGGCATTGGCTGGCAGTCTCTGCCTGCGTGGCTTCTTGCCGCGATAGAGACTTTCTATGTCGCCGCCTTTGAATATGTCAGTTTTGTACCAGTTGGGCTTGCCACCAGCATCCTGCACATATTCAATCACCACTGTGTCAATCATGCCAGCCCATTTGGGTTGATTGAGTATGGATTTCATGTTGCCCCACACATCCTGATCAAAACCATTTATGTAGAGCACATTGCCTTGCCCGTGACCCACACCTGTGCGCCACTTGGCACCCTTGTCCCAGACAATTCTCAGGATGCCTTGCTTGTAGGCTTCCCAGAGTGCTCTCACAGGTTTGTTTTGAATATAGTCAGGCAATCCCAACTGATGCTGATGCTTCACCAGCCAGTCTCTGTGATTGCGTTCGGGTGTGATATCCACCAGCTTGTGGTTGATATAAAAATAGGCGTCGCCCAGTTCTGCTGGGCGAGCGCCTGATTGTTTAGCTTCTAGTAATTCCAAGATCTTCATAGAGTTATTTATTGGCTCTATGAGGGAAATTCCTACTTGCTGTTCACTGCGATGGCTGTGACACTGTTGAAGGGGCTGCCATCAAGCAGCTTGGTGCTCCACACAAGGTAGACCTGGTATAAATAGTTTATTACATGTGTAATAGACAAGACAAAGGAGAGGAGACATATGTTCCTGCAGAACAAATATACTAAATGGTATTTCAATATTGTGAATAATGCTCAAGGTCGCAATAGATCAGATCTTGCATTGCCCATGGAACGACATCACATTATACCAGATTGTATGCATCTGAATAGAAGACGCCACGGACCACCAGGGACTGTTCGGGGAAATCCAAATAACCCCAACAATTTAGTTTATCTAACCATTAAAGAACACTTCTTATGCCACTGGCTATTGACTAAAATGGTTGATTCACAATATCTCAGACCGATGCATTATGCACTCCATAGGATGACATTTTGTCGTAGATCTAATACCAGGCTCATTGCAGGCTGGCAGGTCTGTAAAGCTAGAACGGCGATTCTTGCAGCAACAGTTGGACGCTCTCTATCAGAGGAAACAAAAAAGAAGATTAGCGCCTCCAAGATTGGTAAACGCAAAGGTCTTAAGCAATCACCAGATCATGTTCAAAAAAGAGCTAACTCTCTTAAAGGAAAGGCTAAATCAGCAGAACATAAATCGAATATATCTCAATCGAAAATGGGCAAGACATCATATATTCGAACAGATGAGACCAAGGAAAAAAATAGGAAATCCAGGATTGGAGCGGCAAAAGATTACAAATGGTGGAATGACGGAACTAAATCTACCTTATGTCCCGTTTGTCCAGGAGATGGGTGGAGTCAAGGACGATTTAAGGCGATTTCAAAGGAACTGCGGTTACCGAATTAAATGGACTCCCATCTATCAGCTTGGTAGACCAGACCAAATACACTAACGATTTGCGGTCAGGGTCCCAAAACCTGCTCACTCTCATGGTTTTGAACAAGAAGCTGGTTTTCTCTGTGAAGATCACTTCACCCTTGCGGCTGCGATCAATTTCACCTTTGATCTTGATCTCACCAGTTGCACGGCAGGCAATACTGAAGCGGCTGGGATCTTCAGCAATGCCCAGTGCACCTGTGATGCCACCAGTTTCTGCACGGCTGATATAACAACTGACTCCATCCACCTTGGGATCGTCAAACCGTTCCACAACCACCCTATCACCACTGCCCAGTATGCGCCAGGTGGTGGTTACTTCACCCACTTGCGTTTGGGCCAAGGCTGTGGTTGCAGCACACGCCAGAGCTGCAATAGCCAAAAACATGTTTTTCATGTGAGATGCTTTCTTACTTGACCACAGGCATCAGCAGCGCCTGGATGCTGTTGCCCTGCATGTTGGGCTCACGTTCCAGCTTGTGTTCACCCACAGCAGCCAGGAAGCGATTCATCACTTCCACACCCAGTTCACGATAGGCCATTTCTCTACCGCGAAACTTGATTACAACCTTGACCTTGCAACTGTCATCCAGGAAGCTGCGTGCATTGCGAGCCTTGATCTCAATATCATGCTCGTCAGTGACAGGTCGCAGTTGCACTTCCTTGATGTGAATTTCATTCTCTCGGTTCTTGCGAGCACGTTCCTTGGCTGCCTTCTTCTGCTCATACAGATACTTGTTGAGGTCCACAATCTTGGCAATCATGGGCTGCGCCTCAGTGTTGATTGCCACAAGATCCATGCCTTCCAGCCTGGCTCTGTTGAGCGCGTCATGTGTTGCCACAACACCCAAGTTGCTGCCATCCTGTAGGATCAGGCGCACCTGAGGTGAGCGAATGCGTTCGTTAGCCAGAGTCTGTTCTAGTGCCATGGTAGATGGTTGGTCCTTTTTGTTTCGAATATGATTACTATATGGTATTTTCGCCATCAGTCAACCACTTTTTCTGGATCTTTTTGTTCAATCACAGTGCTTTTGTTTACAATCAATTTTTTCACTTGTTCCTGTTTGAGTTGGGGGATTAGATATTGGCTGTTGATGAGAATGCGCTCAATCACCCTACGCAGTCCTCGCGCACCAGTTCTGGTGCGGGTAACCTGACTGGCAATCTGATCCAGAGCCTCGTCTTCAAAAACCAGTTCAATGTTTTCCAGTTGAAACAGCTTTTGAAATTGCTTGGTAATGGCATTCTTGGGTTCCACCAAGATCCTTTTGAGAGTGGACTGATTGAGATCTTCAAAGGGCAGGATAACTGGGATACGACCAATCAATTCTGGAATCATGCCATAGGCAATCAGGTCTTCTGTTTCCACCTGCTGCACCAGTTGAAAACTCTTTTGTGCATCAGGAATCTTGAGATCACTGTTGAAGCCCATGCTGGTGGATTGATCTTCCAAACGGGCTTCAATCACCTTGTTGAGTCCTTCAAAGGCACCACCCAGAATAAACAGGATGTTACGAGTGTTCATGCTGACAAATTCACCATTGGGATTTTTTCTGCCACCAGCAGGCTGAAATTTAACGTCACTGCCTTCAATAATCTTGAGTAATGCCTGTTGCACTCCTTCACCGCTGACATCTCGGGTGGTGCTGACATTCTCGCCACTCTTGCGACCAATCTTGTCAATTTCATCCACAAAGATGATGCCCTTTTGAGCTTTTTCCAGATCATTTTCTGCTGCCTGAAACAGTCTGGTGAGACATTCTTCTGGATCCAGGCCCACATAACCAGTTTGGCTCAAACTGGTGGCGTCCACCACAGCAAAAGGCACATTGAGGATCTGGGCCAGAGTATTCACCATGTGAGACTTGCCCACACCACTGCTGCCAATCATGAGAATGTTGCTTTTGTCTATGGTTACACCATCCACCACTGGATGAGCCAGTCTCTTGAGATGGTTGTAGATGGCCACACCCAGGGTTTTTTTGGCCAGTGTTTGCCCAATCACGTGTTCATTTAGGTAATCTACAATCACTGGTGGGGTTAGATTAATGTCTGACTGTGTGTGATCAGCAGCCTCTTCTGGAGGATGAATCACCTGACCACACAGATCAATGCACTCATTACAAATGAATGCACCATTGCCACTCACAAGAGTTTTCACTTGTGTTTGGTTTTTGTTACAAAAACTACAGGAGTGAATCATCTTGATGTTGGCTGTCATGATTGTTCTCCAACTACATGTTGTTTGACCAACTGTAGCAGCATGTGTTCAAAAATCATGCTGCTTTGATTATACAAGGGAATCTGGGCAAATTCTGCCAGGCTGTTGATGGTTTCATCACTGCCCACATGAACATATCTCAAACAGTGTGTGATGCTGCTGACAAGAGCAATATTGAATGCGTCTTGTGCATGAGCAATCACTGCATTCATATGAAAGTGATTGATCCAGATCCAATCCACCTGTTCCTTGGTATAGGGCGGTGGTTCCACCACCATGTAAAATGCCCAGTCTGTGGTAGGATATAGATCCTGTACCAGAGAGATGTAGTCCTGAGCCTGTGATTCACTGTGGGCCAACAGCATAACTTTCACTGTGTTGGCAGGAGGTAACCACACACTGGGATATGTAACCAGGTGACCATATGTCATCTGACTCTTGTCAAAACTCATTGTATCGCTAACCCCTCGTTGTTTGTACTAGAGTTTACTTGTTCAATGAGTTCTGTCAAAGCTTATTTCAACAACAGTGGAGTGACAGTGATGTTGGGTTCCACATTGGCCACAACCGCATCCAATTTTTCAGCCAGAACGGGCAAAATCTGGGTGGGGTTGACTCTTACACACTTGTCACCAAAATTTGTGATTGTGGGATCAAAGATTTCCTGATTGCCACTATAATCTTCTGTCAATGCTCTGGCAATCAATCTCTTGATGCAGTCTGCACCCAACAAATAGTCTCCGGGACTGGTTTCATCTTCTGTGCTGAGGTAGTTGGCGCGATCATAGGCTACTGTGAAACTCAGTGTATCCAGGGGACTTGTACCATCAATTGTACCATCTTTGTCAAACGTGCCCAGATACACAGGACTGATCAGCTCTCCCAGCTTGTTGACGATGCCATCCCATCTCATGTTGGCACGTTCTTTGTCAATGCTTTCAGCATAGGTGAGAGGTGTGCCACCATGATTGCCAGTGAGAAATCCAATGTCAGAGATCAAACCAGTGTCACCATTCTGCAATACCCAGGGTTGTCCCACAGCACTGCACAGTTGCAGAGTTTGATTGGGCACAGTGCCATCCCCCACTACATATGCAACAACCTGATGTGCCCAGGTGAGGCTGTTGATGTCTGCTGCACAGCTAGCAGCAGTTGTACTGCTCCAAGTGACTTCGACTCCGTTGATGAGAATGTCCTCTGCAGCAACTGGTGCTGTAAATCCAGTGCCAGTTTCACAAGGCCAATCTCTGTAAACACTTTCAGTCAATCCCAGCTCGGCCAAACCACCTGATCCTTCTTTCAACCAAATGTTACTGCCTTCATAACCCACCCAATTGCGCAGTGTGATGCAGGTGCTGATCACTGTGTTGTCAGCATACACACCAGTCTGTGGTGTCAGTGCATTGATGTCACTAATGGCATCAGCAAGAGCAGCGCCACTGAATGCCACCAACACATCATTTATGTAAAGTGTTTTGAATAGTGTGAGGACAGGAGTGTCCACAGTTCCTGTGATCAAAACTGTTCTGTTGTATTTCTCAGCAGTGGTGTTGTCAATTGCGCCAGCATCTGTGGCATCTGTTGCCGCTGTCCAGTTTGCTGGTGCAGTCATGTCAATTTCCACTCTGTAATAACGTGGAGTAAGGGTTGCTGTTACCATCTCTTTCCTTGAGCCTGTTGGGATATGTTTGTTGAATATTTAGCTCATGGAAAGAGATTTTTGCTAGATCATCTATTCACACACAAAAGTCTGCAGATCAGTGGTGTAAATCACCCTGGGAATAGAAAAATCCAGGATACACTTCTGGCATCCCTTGCAGGGACGACTCATGCCCAGAACCCAGCTCTTGCTGGTTTCACTGGGCCTCTTGATGCGCAACACATAAAGAGTGCTCTTGGCAAGGTCCTGAGGCACACGCCTCTTGAGAAAGTTGTAGATGGCATGGGTTTCTGCATGCCAAAACAGGCTGTCATTGTTTTTCCCAAATTTATGCTGAAAAGGATGGGATCTCAGACTGTTGTTGCCAAAACTGATAATGTTTCCTCGAATGGCCACAGCAGCAGCCAGCCTGGCATTGGCTACAGGTGTGACATCTTCTGCCATTGTGTGCAGAATATTCATGATCTTAATGTCTCGATCAGTTACCGGCGCTACCGGCGCGATCGCTGCGGGATCCATGTGGATTTTGTCTCCGAAATGCTTTTATACAAGCATGATACTGGTGATTTGTGTGATGTCAACAGGATTTATCCTGTTGACACTGTCAACTAACACATGTTCGCAGCTGAGAGTTTATTCCCAGCCTTCGAATAAATTTTCATCCCATTCGCGATGCCCTTCACGGAAAGCCATGTTTGATTGAGTTTCCCTCACTTCCACTCTGAAGGCTAAATAAGGTGTCCTTCGCGGTTCTCCCAAACCCAAGGACTCTATTAGTAAGAAGGAACCAACAGCATGAATATTTACGCAGATAATCTGCCTTACACCTACTTCCTTATGTGGAAGTCTAGCAAATTAAAATATTATGGTTGCCAATATGGCAAGAAGGCTAACCCACAGAATATTCTATCAGGAACCTACCGAACCTCTTCAAAATATGTCAAACAGTATTGGAATGATTTTGGCGCTCCAGATATAATCGTTATTCACAGAACGTTTCAATCATCTAAAGAATGTAGAGAGTTTGAACAATTATATCTAAAAAGAGTAAGAGCACCCTATAAAGAAGATTGGCTCAACAAGACAGATAACAAAGCTATAGTAACAGAAAACTATAACCCAGAATCTTGGCAGAAAAGCCATGCTAGTCGAGCAAGACATAGACAAGAAGATCCTGAATTCAATAAACTTATGAACGATAGGTTCGTTAAAATGATGCATAGTGAGAGTGCGACCGCCAAGCGTAAGGAAACATTTATCAAAACACAGCACTCTAAAGGAGCCAACAATCCTAGATATGGAGTTACAGTAGGCGAAGATACACGTAAGAAGATGTCTATCAAGCGAAAGTCTCAATATGAATTCAATGTTTTAAGATCAAAAGATCTCAATAAGACTAATAAAGTCTGTGAACATTGTGGTAAATCAGGACTCAATGCAGGGAACTATAAAAGATGGCATGGATCTAAATGCCCTAAAAAACCAACATGTGTCTGATTGTTTAGGGGGTAGTAATACTACCCCCTAAACAAATTATGAGAATAAATCCTCGTTATCCTCTCTATGGCCTACTCTCATAGCCATATTTGCATCAGTCTCGCGAACTTGAACCATGCTGCACCAAATTCTTTCGGCTTCTGCTGCACCATATTGAGGCAAGAACACTCCATTTATATATTTGTATAGGAAATCAGCAATCCCCTCACAACCAGTGCGCTCAACTTCTGTAATTTTGGCTAGCCCTAATTCTCCTAGCTTTTTCATGTCTTCGTAGTGAGGATCATCAAAAGCCAATAAGAGAGTATGATCGAACCATTCCTCGAGTTTGTCCTTCAAAGGGCGAAGTCCACCAAAATCCATGCACCAGTTACGTGCATCCAATGTATCGCATTCAAATTCCAAATGAAAGCTGAGGGAATAACCATGTATAAAACGACAGAGGCTATCTGCCCGCCATTGACGATACGCTACTGGTCCAATTTGTCTATAAGTTTTTGTGCTAATCCATTTCGCCATCTCTTGTCCCCTGTTGTATGAGCGAGTTTGATGACTGTGCAGAATTTTTAGAGTGGGTTGATTACAGTCATAGTCCACTGGCAATATTTACAACTATACCCATCAATCATCCTGTTAGTCAAGGCTTTCCTGCAATTTCCAATAAACAATAGCATCCAACAATTGCTCAATATCCCCCACATAATCCCATTCCATCAAGGATATCTTGCCCCAATTAGCATCCTGAGCTTGCCAATTAAGATTAGGCGTGTTCCAATGAATGATTTCTCTCAACTCTAGGAAATAATCATTGTGAGACAGTTGACGACTATCATAGGTAACCCCATACCTGAATACCTTGCCAAACATTTGTGTTTTTTCTCTGGATCAGTGCTGATACGTTCTCAGGTGTAGGTGATATCCCAGCCAGGAACCTTGTAAACCAGGGTGTTGTACCTGGGGCTGCCCCACATCCAATCTTGGTTCACTCTATGTTTGCTTTTTGTAATCAGGCTGCACATGACCCTAACATCATCCAGGTTCAACATTTCCGCTCTCCATTTGACATTCATGTTGCGGTGCAGCATAAATACTCACACACATTCAACAAGGAGGTACTCAATGAATCAACAGTTTTATCAAAACATGACTGATTATGTTACAGCAATCAACCGTGTCAACATGGAGGCTGCTGCACAAACAGTCAAGGCCACACAGGAATTTGCACTGGAGGCTTGGAAACTGCATCCACTACATGATGTTTTTGAATCCAACACCAGCAAAAAGACATCCAAGTGACCCCAATCAGGGTGTATGAAATAATCATACACCCTGATTGTTTTTGTGCATGTGAGCATTTAGCCTTCACGCGGAATCCGCGCCAGCTTGTTGCGCGGTAGTTCACTATAATACGCACATGACTTTCCATATTAGCTGGTTCTTTCTACCAGTGGATACACAACCAGATGGGGCTTGTTCTTTTTGCGAGCATAATCATAGGTGTACCACGTTCCACCATGTTTTTGAGGAGACATTTGAAATGGCACAACCAACAGGAAATCAGTTTCGTCCACAATGTTCCTGTTCCTGGCAAAATATTTCAAGGGTTCTCTGGTCTGGTCACTATCAAACCAACCTCTCAGTTCATCTTTCACAGGAGGATGACATACAATCTCAATGCCCAGACTGAGGGCCAGTGCTGCCACCTCTACATCCACACCCCTACAATCACCATGGTGTAGCTCTGTTATGCCTGGTGTGGTCAAAAAATCCCACACCAGTTGAGTTTGATGGTCAGTCATGCCACTGCGCGCCCCTGTGACTCCCACCTTCATGGTATGGTCTTTTCAGCTAGTTGTTGTTCTCGCCACTCCTTAGCTTCTTGATCAGCGTCCTCATCAGAGAACCATCTGTTGACATCATAGTTCCAATGCCGGCAATCGTAGAGCTGCATCATGAACATATAGCCCAACACGTTGATTTCCAGTCGGGGGCCTTGATGATCACTACCCCACCATCTGAGATCCAATGCCACCTCAAAAATATCACTAGACTCAAATTTGCTGATCTGAAGCTCAAAGCTTTTGTTCTTACTCACCTGGCGGTCAATAAAGGCATAATCCTTGTTCTCAAAATCTTCATTGGGTTTGAACCAGGGGTTGGAAAGTTGTAAACGGAAATTGATCATCAGGCATTTTCTTTCAGGTGGGTTCTATATTTGACCCCAAACAACACTGTGTCCTTGAGGGGTGGCATTCGGGCCTGGCCTCGCTGTTCTCTGTGAGAATCCAACCACCCTGAGTTGGTAGGCATAGGTGGCCAACTTCCGGTATTCTGGGCAACTCTTGCCAATCTCAGGGTGTTGTTGAGATGACTGGCAGCATATGTTTTGCCCTTGAAGGGTCCTTCAAGAGCATAGTCATAATCCCAACTAGGTTGACTACCCATGCTGTGTCACCACCACCCCTGTCTGTGAATGTTACAATTTCTAGGGAAATCTCTTAGAGATTTCCTTTAACGATTCTAAACAATGTCTTATTCCCTGTTGGCTTGTCAATGCCATTCAATACTATGTGCCTCACTATAACTGAGCACTTCCCATTTGTCAAGCATGGCTACCATCACACTCTGGGGTACAGGTGTTGATCTCTTGGCGTTGCGAGCAATACATTCCTGCCAGGGTGTGCCCAACACACAGATGGTGACGTGTGCGTCATAATACCTGCATAGTTGTATGATCTTTTGACGTGCCAATCTAGCTACAGATCAGCCAGGCTGGTAGAGGTCACCAAAAATCTTGGCAAGTGCCTCATGATCCCCATACGTGCTGAATTGCCCCAAGCGGACGCTGCCCTTGTAGTCCCAGATGCCGCACAGCTTGCCATCAACCTCAAAGCCCCAGCTATACTTGACCTTATCAGGATCATCCTGGATATTGCTCTTGAATCCCAGGATACGGGTGATTTCGGCAGCCTTGATGTCATTCAGTGTACCAGTGCGGTGGCTGCCAGCCTTGTTCACAGGCTTGATCACTAGCGCAAGTGACTTGCCATGGAGATCCACACCCAGCAGTTCATGCACCAGCTGCCACTTGCCAGCATCATCACCCCAGGTGGCCTGCACCATCCAGCGACCATAATGCCAGATATAATAGTATTCTACACCACATTGAATGGACAGGAAGTCTTCAACACTCTGGCTGTGTATGGCGTCCATGTCATCTTCACCACGGTCTCGACCATAAGCCAGGCACATGTGTCCATATGTGCGTTCGTAGGCCGTATAGCTCCCTGGGGAATCCAGTTTGTCAAAAGGATAAGGATGACGCTCACCAATTTCAGCGCCAATGCTGGAGAGATTGCCCAATGTAATCATTGTACGGATCTTGGCCTCATCCTGGTAATTCTCCAGCAAGATACGGCCATTATATTCCGGACTGCCGTCCATGTGCACATAAATGCTGTCCACGCTGTCATCAGCGTTGCGAATACCAATGCGGCTGCGAGTTCCCATTTAATCTGTCCTCTTGTTCATATGCTCATGATAGCATAAGATCCCAGTTTGTCAACCAGTTTTTTCAATCCATTTTGCCCCAGGTAACCTTGGACACTCCAAAAAGGATCATCTCTACACACATGCTCTTGTAGATGGCTTGGGCCACTGCTTTGGTGACACATTCACGGCGCACGGTTCCACCACCGTCCAGGAACTCAATCTGGTAAAAATATTCACCCTTGGTCACAGCATGCTTCTCCGCTGTTATGTTGAGTCATAATAGCATTAGATCCCAGTTTGTCAACCAGTTTTTTTACAAAGTTTGCGCACTGTGTCCACCAACAGTGGATGTTCTTGCTCCAAAACTCTTGCTGCAAGGGTGTTGGGTGTATCATGTTCCCAAATGGGAACTCTTGCCTGTGCTAGGATCTCACCAGCATCCAGCTCTGCTGTGACCCAGTGTATGGTGCATCCATGTTCCTGATCGCCTGCCGCCAGTGCTCTCTCATGTGTGTGCAATCCAGGATACAGGGGCAACAAGCTAGGGTGTATGTTGATGATCCTGTTTTGCCACTGATTTACAAAATCTGCTGTGAGGATTCTCATGTATCCTGCCAGCACCACAAATTCCACCTGGTGCATGAGCAATGCCTTGTGAATGTGCTGTTCCTGTATATGTCTACGGCCCTTGTAGTTCTTGTCATCAAAAACCAACACTGGAATGTTGAGATTCTCAGCTATTTTCAAACCAGCAGCATCTGCACAGTTGCTGATCACCACAACTGTTTGGGTGGGATAGCTACTATCCTGTTCAGCTTGTAGCAGTGCTTGCATGTTGCTGCCTCTGCCACTGATAAAAATTGCTGTGCGTGTTTTGTTCATGGTTGGTTCTCAGGGTTCATGCAGGCAGCCAGGAAACTCACAAACACAGGATGTGGTTGCCAGCATCTGCTTTTGTATTCAGGATGGAACTGCACACCCACAAACCAGGGATGTTGTTGATGTTCAATCACCTCTGGCAATTGTTCTTGTGTGCTTACAGCAGAGATTTCACATTTTTGTTTTTCCAACATGCTGCGGATTCTGGGAGTGACTATCACCTCATATCTGTGCCTGTGTCTCTCTTGTATCTCATTGCCATGATATATTTTGCTGATGAGACTGTTGTCTATCAGTTGCGCTGTTCTGTTGCCCAGCCTCATGGTTGCGCCCATGCTGTCACCAGCGTTGGGCAAAATGTCCACCACAGCTGGTTCGCATGCACCAAATTCAGTGCTGCCTGCACTCATGCAACCTGCACTGCGAATCACATCTATCACAGCCAATTGCATGCCCAAACAGATGCCCAGGAAAGGCACCTGGTGTTCTCTGGCATATCTGATGGCCTGTAATTTGCCTGGTATGCCTCTGGCACCAAATCCACCAGGCACCAGCACACCATCACATTCATTCAATTGCTGCTGTAGAGGATCAGCATCCTGGTCACTGTTGATCCATGCAATCTCCAACTGTTGATGATTTTTCAGCGCAGCATGGTGTAATGCTTGTGTTAGGCTTTTGTAACTGTCCGGCAAGCTGACATATTTGCCCACAATGCCTATCTTGACTTTGCACTGAGTTTGCTGACATCTCAACCAATCTTGTTGTATGTTGTACCAGCGATTGAGGTTGGGTGGCAAATAATCAATGCCAAAATGCCTGAGCACAGCCTCATCCATGCCCTCCACATGATATCTCAAGGGCACGGTGTTGATGTTCTCAACATTGGGGGCAGTGATGATCATGTGTGAGGGCACATTACAAAACAAGCTGATCTTGTTTTTGATGCTGATGTCCAGATCCCGTTCTGTTCTGCACACCAGCATGTGTGGACTGATGCCCAGCCCCAACAATTCCCTCACACTGTGTTGAGTGGGCTTGGTTTTGAGCTCCTGAGCTGCATCAATCCAGGGCAACAGGGTCACATGCACAAACATTATCTCTCGTGCACCGCGCTCCATGTACAACTGCCTCATGGCTTCCAAAAAGGGCAGGCTTTCAATGTCGCCCACTGTGCCACCTGTTTCCACAATCACAAAATCTTCATCTTGTGTGTTGTGCTGAATACGATGTTTGATCTCATCTGTTATGTGCGGAATCACCTGCACTGTGGCACCCAGGTAGTCACCTGCACGTTCTTGGGCAATCACAGTCTGATAAATGCTGCCTGCTGTGATGGCATCATCCTGGGTGGCATTTACACCTGTGAATCTCTCATAGTGGCCTAGATCCAGGTCAGTTTCTGCACCATCTTCGGTGACAAACACTTCTCCATGTTGTAGAGGGCTCATGGTGCCAGGATCCACGTTGAGATAGGGATCCATCTTTCTGATTCTCACCTGATAACCATGTGCCTGCAACAGTGCGCCCATGCTGGCTGCCACAATGCCTTTGCCCAGGCTGCTCACCACTCCACCTGTGATAAAAATAAATCTGGTCATTTTGTCACCACCTCTCCCAGGTGTATCACAGTTTCGCCCTGGGCAATCAGCTGATCTTTCACAGAAGCCACATCTAGGGGATCCACCACCAGCACCAGCCCCACGCCACAGTTGAACACCTCATATAATTCATCAGTGCTGATGTTGCCCTGCCGTTGAATCCAATAAAAAGGTGCTGGAATTTTCACAGCCATGCGTGCATCCAGATGGTCAGGTATGATTCGCATCACATTGTTGTATATGCCGCCTCCTGTGATGTGAGCCACACCCTTGATGAGATCCTGTTTGACAAGTGGAACCACACTCCTGGTGTAGATTCTCGTGGGCTTCATGAGAGCATCTGCCAGAGTCTCATGAGGTGCCCAGGGACACCAGGTATTGAGATCCATGTTCTGCACAATCTTTCTAATCAAACTGTAGCCATTGCTGTGAAATCCACTGCTGGGCAATCCCAGCAGTAGATCACCTTCCTGTATGTTCCTGGGCAGCAACTGATGCCTTTCCACAAATCCCACAGCAAATCCTGCCATGTCACAGTCGTTGGGCAAATAAACACCTGGCATTTCTGCACATTCACCACCCACCAAGCTGCATCCTGCCATCTCACAAGCCCTGGCAATGCTGGAAATCACCTGAGTGGCCACAGTGACATCCAGATGGCTGGTGGCATAATAATCCAAAAAGAACTGAGGTTCTGCGCCTTGTGCTAGGAGATCGTTCACACACATGGCCACAAGATCTTCTCCAATGTGCTGCCATTTGTGTGTTTGTGCTGCCAACAGCAATTTGGTGCCCACACCATCTGTGCTGCTGACAATCAGTGGATCCTGATATCCTGACGCACGGGGATCAAACACAGCACCAAATCCCCCCACACCAGCTATCACGCCTTTGGTGTGAGTCTTTTGTGCAATGGGTCTGATGTTTTGTACAACTGATTCTCCAGCACCAATGTCCACTCCAGCTTGTTGATATTTTTTGCTCATGGCTGTCTCTCATATTGATTGTTGATTATAGCCAAAACTTCCTGGTAAGTCTTAAATACTCACATGAATCCCTATGAGAAAATTTGCCGAGATTTTATTGTGTGGTGCAGACCCAGACTCAGTCTCACAGGCGCCATACGTGTGCGATTGGTGAACCGTGACATCCAAAATGGCAGCCAGAAAACATTTGGATATTTTGATCCCAGAACGCAACAGATTGTGGTGTGCATCAAAGATCGTCATCCAACTGATTGTCTGAGAACATTGGCACATGAAATGGTACACATGGCACAAGGTAATATTCGAGAACTCACAGCAGATGATGGTGCAACAGGCAGTGACATTGAGAATCAAGCCAATGCCTTGGCTGGTATTTTGCTGAGATTGTGGAATCAGGAACCACAGCAATAATCTCCTTGGGCTATGGAGGAAGGACCATATCTTCCCACACAAGGTGAGAAGATATAACGTGTCTTGGTATGACGGTATCAGGACACAAGGCCATACACAGCAAATATTTGCCACAGGCGGTTGCCCGGTACCTGTGATCTTGACTCAAGAATAGTATGATATCTGAAAGTATTACTTTCGCAGCGGCAAAACCCAAGAGCGCCTTGTTGCTAATGGGTTCCTGATCGTTGGCCACGGCCAGCCAGAGCGATCCATTTGAGAGAATGCCTCACATTCCCAAGATAATTTCAACAATCCATTCCCTGCTGTGATTGTGTATTCCGGGCTCGCACTGGAAGATTTCATGCTCATGAGGGCAGCGGTGCTTCCCGGTCCAACCTGGCAACGGAGGTCGATTTGAATGCGTTCCTGACGGTGCCACCGTCCCTTCCGCCAGTGGAGTTCTTTACCACCCTGTCTGCTGGTTGCCTGTTGCTGAGAGCTTACACACAACTCACAGAGATGTCAAACTTGGGCTAGTGGTCCTGATCTTTTGACAACCGAGCCAGAATATCAGCAGGTGTAAGAGCTAATTTAGCCATTGTTGGTGTCCTTGACTTGTGTCTTTTCAGGTGTCACCAGCTGAGTAAGGTTGTTGATGTCCAGGAGGACCACATGGTCTTCACCAAAATAGTTCATGATAAACCAGGTGGCGGTTTCCTGACCCCTGAAAGCCAATGCAATACTGTCGCTCTTGCTGGTGCGCACCAGTTCACTGCGCTTGAGCTTCATACCTGCAACTGCCTCGTCCACAGGCTTGACACTCACCGTGGGCGTATCCGTCCAGTCATCAACATTCTTGGGATTGATCTGCACAGCAACCACATAGGCAAAATCCTTGAGCTTGCCAGCCTTGTCCAGCTTTTTGTAGACATCACGAACAGCACTGCCATGAGCATCTGTTAGCTTGCGCAGCCGCACACTTTGATCCACATAGGCATGAGGATCAAAGTCAACCTTGTTCATGATCTTGTTCTTTTTGTCTAGGACTTCCACAACTTCCCATTCCTGGGGAACCTGGCTTATGGGTTTGTTGTTGGTAAGCCATTCAGGGACATTGGCATAGCCTGGGTGCATGATTTCCCAAATGTCCACTTCTCGCTTGAGATCGAGATATTCTGGTGTCTGCTCAGGATCCACCCGCTTGCCACCCCGCCACTCTGGCATCTTGTAGAGATTGCGCAGCTGAGAGTTCTTATCAAAGATATGATCAGGTGGCATAAAAATACCCACCAGATACAACAGATGCATCTTGAGCTTGGCCAGGTCCTTGAATGCCTTGCCAAATCCCTTGTTGGTGTGAATTAAGATTGCGGGAGTGGTGGCATAGTTGGGCCCATACCCATAGTCAATTTCCTTGTAAAAAGCGCCAGTGTTCTTGTCGCGAATATGGAATGTGGATGTCATGCGTTTGTTCCTTGTAGGAGAGCTGAGCTTATTGCATCAAAAACTTGTTGTTCACTTGTGAAACAGGATACCAGTGGGGGATTGTGCAAGTGAACATGTATCAGTTGACTGCTGAATCTGCGAATTATACCATGGCCCACAAATCTACCATTGCCTGGCTGCCTGTTGTTCCACCTGGTTTTCTTGCTGAATGGCCAGGGCTGATAGATCAACTCACAATCCAGCAAGTGTGAGACCTGTTGGTAGAACAGTTGCTCGGGGTTGTGGTATGGGTGGTTCATGATCTAGTCCAAGGGTTCCCAGGTGGTGTCACCATCCCTGGTGTTGATACTCTTGACCCGAATCCAACACATGAGGCTGCTTTCATGCAGGATGGAGCCCTGTGGGCCACTGGGAAGATCAGGTAGGTAGCAAAAATAATTGCCAAATCCCACATGGTTGTGTACCAGAACAATACAGCCCTTGTACAATCCATCCATGACTGTGGCCATGGTATCAGGTAGGATCATAAACACAAATTCCTTGTTTCCATATGCACACAATAGCGTGTGATTGCACAATGTCAACTTGTATATTCAACCCCACGCAAGTAGGAATTGAGCGGCTACATCGTCATCCCAGGGACAGGCCACACCCAGTGATCTCATCCAGGATTTAATTTCATCGGTCATGTTCTTGCCATGCAGCCACCACTCCTGCGATCCATCTGCATGTATCACAGCAGGCCCATCCAATCGATGTAGTTGGCCATCAACATGCCACTCCTGCGATCCATCTGCATATATCACAGCAGGCCCATCCAATCGATGTAGTTGGCCATCAACATACCACTCCTGCAATCCATCTGCATATATCACAGCAGGCCCATCCAATCGATGTAGTTGGCCATCAACATGCCATCTTTGCGTGCCATCTGCATCTATATGCCGACCGACCTGCGGCGTGATCCCCTTGCTAGGGATACAGTGATTTGTTGAACAAATTGTTAACCCTGATAGGAACATAGCATGATTCTCCTGAATTATTGAGAATAATAACTGGTCTCTCAATAAAGTCAACCGGTGAACTACTGTTGGTCTAAAGACCAACAGCTTCCTGCTTCATTTGTGACTGAGATACATGGCCCTAATTGTCCATCATATCCCAAGTCACATCCACGGGCGCTTGAGGCAGTTCCTGCCTTGCATGATCTATGTTCCATTGTTGTAGTCCCCAGTTCTTGATATTCATGGCCGCATTGATATCTCTGTGCTGCGTAACGCCACAAGATTCACAATGATATTCTCTTTGCTTCAAATCCAGTGATGATTTCTTGGTACCACATGAGCTGCATGTTTTGCTACTGGGTAGCCACTGATTGATTTTGGTGAAGTGATGGCCTGATAGCTCACACTTGTAGGCAATCGAGTTGGCCAGCATTGCCCATCCGGCATCTGCTATACACTTGGCGGCATATTTGCTCTTCTTCCTCATCTCATCAATTTTCAGTGTTTCAACTGACACCAGGTCATGCGATTTGGCTATTCTCGCACTGATCTGGTGTATATGGTTTAATCTTTGGCAACGAACCAGATCATGAGTTCGTGCCAGTTTTAATTTTGCTTTGGTTCTGTTCTTGCTTGACTTGGCTTTTCTGCTCAACTTGCGTTGTTGATGTTTGATGTGTTTGCGCTTTTTGGCAAGTGGCCTTGGGTTCTCAATCAGTGCCCCTGTGCTGAGTGCAGTGTATTGTGAGTTGACATCCACTCCCACTGGGTTCTGCACTTGATCTACCAATGGCAGTTCTGCCACATCAACCACAAAACTTGCATACCAACCACGTGGTGTTTGGGTAATAGTTACGCATTGATATTTCGCAGGTAATTCCCTGTGCAACACAATTCGAACAATACCTATCTTGGGTAATCTCAAATACCTGTTGTTGTCCACTAGATTGGTGTGTTGTTGATATCTAAATGATATGGGAGTAGTATATTTGCTCTTGAACTTGGGGAATCCAGCACTGGTTTTCTTCATATTTTTCCAATGCAGTATCCAAGTCCTTGATGCTGCTCTGCAACACCTGACTGTAGGTGTCTTTCAACCAAATGTGTTGTTTTTTCAGATCAGTCAGCTGTTTGCACATGTCAAACTGCCACACAAATGTTTTGTCTTGGTTGTATTGATCTATGTTTACCTTGAGAAAGTGGTTGTATAGGAATCGAACTGCACCACCCACAGACGTCATCTGTTGTTCTTGTTGCAGGGTAGGATAAATCCTGTAGCGATATCTCTGCTTCATTTGTGCGATTATGTATGCCACTCGCTATCCATCTGTTGGCTTAAAAGCCAACAGACTTCCGCTCGAAAGTTAAAGCATGAATGCCTTATCCACCCATCACAAGGATATGCTTATAGGGTAAACAGGCGTTGCCACCATTTTTTTTCAATCTTTGGTGCCGCTTGCAAACTGCTGGGATTGGTGACATTTGTATAACAATTATCGTCAGCTATCTTGATGTTGTATCCACCTGGCTGCACCAACACACCCCAGGTGAGATGGTTGTCACCTGGACCAAAAAATTGATTGGCACTGATGATCATACTGTTGCCACTGGCTATTTCTATACCTACGGTTTGATCACCGTGCCGTTGATCTTCCTTGCTGAACGTGCACCCAATGACCTTGTTGTAGGCATTGAATTCACCTTCATATCGTATGCCTGTCCAATTGGGATAATTGGCACCGTCAAACCAACTGTTGGCATACAACAGGCAGTTAGCTACAACTCCCTGTTGTATATTCACACTGTGAATACACATGATACTTGCATTTATATGGCTGTCTGTGACAGTCAATTGTGGTTCTGACCCTTGATCTGCTCTGTGAACAATACCCTTTTGCACGCCCACGATATCAGTGTTGTGTACATAAACACCTTCAGTGCAACCTTCTGCTAGGATACCAGTTTTGCTTTCCAGGATCAGGCAGTCGCTGATCACAAAACTGGTACACTGCGCTTGCAAATGGATGGCTGATTGTGTTTGTTGGTCTGCTGGTGCATCACGTTCACCATAAAAGTGCATGTTGCGTATGCGGCCATTGCGTGCGTTGGTGCAACTGATACCTTTGCTCCAGTATCCCAGTGGTCCACTAAACAAATCCTGGGTGATGCGCACATCATGAACATTCACAGTGTTTTCTATGTTTTGATCAGTGGCATATTTAAAATCAAGAGCTGTGCCAGCATTGAGCTGTGTGGTCACCAGTCCAATATCGCGAACTTCAAAATTGGGCAGGTGATTGGCTTGTAGACTGGTGCTGGTGAATGCAATCCCCAGTTGGCTGCCTTTCATGAACCTCAACACGCTGGTGTAACGTCCATCTCCATGAATGGAGAAATGTTGTTGTTGATCACATGCGGCTGTAATTTGTGAGTGTATGGCATAAGTTCCAGCTGGCACATACAATACTCCTCCGCCAGCAGCGATGATCTGATTTATAGCTTTTTGAAATATTGCACTGTTGTCTGTTTGGCCGTCCGTGACAGCGCCTTGGGTTAGTATGTTGATTGATAAGGTCACCGTGATTTTCCTGCATGAGTTTGCAATTATTTATCGCATGCAGGATTATCAATGATGGATCACTCAGTGAGTGGCGTGAAAACCGCAACCAGAATGTGGAAACCCTGTTGTCCACGTGTGTAGCAGCATATCACTATGGGATTGTGCAAGTGAACATGAATCATTAGACTGCGGTATCTGCTGGCCCACCTGAGGTCCCTGCTAAATGAACAGGGTTGGTGGAACTCTTGCTGGGATTGATTTAAGGATGGTTCATGATCTAATCCAAGGGCTTGAAATGTTTTTGTTTTCTCGGATGGTGACATTGGTTGGCTACTGGTAATGGATAACCCACTTCTGCTTGCCATGTGGTTCAACTTCTGTTGCACTCATTGCTACTCTAACCCCAGGTCAGTTGAAATTGAGTCTGGATTGCTGAGTCCCAGGGCCATGTACCATCAATTTTCTGCATCCATGCAACGATTTGATTGGTCATGTTCTTGCCATCAACATACCACTCCTGCGATCTATCTGCATGTATCACAGCAGGCCCATCCAATCGATGTAGTTGGCCATCAACATACCACTCCTGCGATCTATCTGCAT